ATGACTATGATTGGGCAAATGCTCCCTCAAGTTCATTAACAAGCGGAGGCTATAGGCAAGTAATACTAACTGTTACAGCTCAATCAGGTTCCACACTAACCTCGTTCATTAGACCATCTTCACCATACGCACATTCATCTGATGTATATAGAGGATTTGGAAATTCAAATGTTTTAAGCGTGAAAATGGCAGGTACAGCTTTTACAAGTATGTCTTTAGCTTGTTGGACGTGGATTGCTCTTGAAGAGTTTGAATATGTTGGTACAGCACCAAACCTAACAAATGTGAATAATGCTTTTACGAGTTGTACGAGTTTAAAGAAAATTTATCAATGGAATACATCGGCAGTTACAACATTTGCTAATGTTTTTCAAAATTGTTATACTTTAATCCAAGTGCCAACATTGGACACAAGTAGTGCGACCAACGTGGGGTATATGTATTATAATTGTTTTTCAATAGATTATATACCACCAATGGATGTTTCATCTACAACAAATTTAACATATACATTTAACACTTGTAGGAGTTTAACAAATAATCCCATATCTAGTTATGCAGGAATTACAAGTATGACAGCAACATATTCCAACACAAGACTTAAAACATTTGACGGAAGTTTACCTGACGTAACAAGTATGCACCTTTGTTTTGACGGTTGCAGTGATTTGGAAGTAGTAAACATGACAGCAGGCACAGGTGTTCTTACTACTATGAGTTATACATTTAGGAATTGTGTTAATATAAAAGAAATAAAGCCTTTTGATACATCAGGTGTGACTAGTTTTCTATGGTGTTTTGCAGCAATAAAAACTCAATGTGATTTTACTTGGGTAGACACGTCAAGCACACAAAACTTTGAATCAATGTTTGAAGGAAGTCATTTAAGAGATGCTAGTTTTCTTAATGTTACATCAAATGCTACAAATTTAACAGAGATATTTCAAGGTTGTACTAAGTTGGAAAAAACTCCTGCATCTTTTGACTGTACTAATGTTACTACTATTAAAGGTCTATTTGCTTCTTGTTATATATTGGAGGATTTTCCTACTTTAAATAACACAGGAAATATTACAGATACTTATAATACTTTTTATAATTGTTATGGTTTAAAAGTTGCTCCACCAATAAGTGGAACACTAACAAGTTGTAGGGCTATGGTTAATGGTGCGAAAAATATTGCGTCTATTCCCGCTTATGACTTATCCGGTGTGACTTCATATCCTAACGGGTATCAATTTGCAATATCTGCAAATAATTTAAGAGAATCATTAGTTACAGGAATAACATCAAGACACAGTTATCAAAATTGTAGTTTGAAGCAAGATGCGATAGTTACTATTTTTAACAACTTAGGAACGGCAAATGGCGCACAGACAATTTATGTTAATACAAATCCGGGTTCAGCAGATTTAACTGCAAGTGATTTATTAATAGCTACTAATAAAGGTTGGACAGTAGTAAGTTAATTAAAAAGATTATGTTTTATAAATACGAAGAAGAATTTGATATATGGACTACAGGAAATAAGATTTCATTTCCCGATGGTACTACTTTATCAGTAGACAATAAGATTGAAAAAGATGGTTGGAAGTGGTATGATACACCTCCCGCTGAGTACGTAGAGTGGTTAGAACAAAAAGAAAATAATTAAGGTATGAGTGCAACACCAAACATAAACGCAAAGAAAATAAGCGGTTTACCCGAACTTACTAAAAGTATATTTGTACCCGACCCAATAGCTACTGATGATTTTGGAATATGGGAGCCGGGAGTTGCTATTACAATAACTAAGGTGGTTGTTGAGGGAGTTGGCGCAACATCAACAACCTTTAATATTAATCATAGTGGAGGTACTGATTTATGGTCAGCCGACAAAGTAGCCACAACAACAAAGCAAACAATTACGAGCTTTGACGACGCTACTTGTACTGCTGATAATTATATCCAATATCAAGCGAGCGCTATTAACGGAACTCCGACAGGTCTTAAAATGACAATAACTTATACAGAGGACTAAAATGAAGACTATAATTAGCAAAATAGAATTAGAGGGAACAGACGGTCTTAAGTATACAGATGTTGGTCATACTGAAGATGTTAATATTATAAATGAAATCAATAAGTCTTACGATTCGACATTAGGTAAGTTTTTGGGAGAAAACAAAACTAATATTGAATTAGGAAGTGTTGGTGTTGGTGAGTTTTTTTCAGAATATGAATATGTTCACGAGGCTAGGACTCAGACAGACGACGTGGAGGATTTAGGTTTAATAAAGGTAACTGATATAAGTCAACTATAATGGCAACGGCGACTAAAGGAAATACAACAAATGCCAATCCTACTCCGGGAGCTAGTTCTAAAACTCAAGCCCATACCCATAACACGGGTGATGACGGTTTAATTATTGCTCAGTTTACTATGAGTAACAGTAAAACTTACTCAGGGTGTACTTATGGAGGGCAAGCCATGACAGAGTTATACCAAATTAACAGAAGTGGTTTAGGTCAGAGAATGTGTTTTTATTATTTAGAGAATCCGCCAACAGGAAATAATGATTTAGTTGTTAGCTTTAGCGGCTCACAATGGAATCCTATTAGTATTCACATTAGAAGCTTTACAGGCTCAGGTGGTGTAGGTGCTAGCTCTAGGAGTGGTGCTTCAGCAACCCCTAATACTAAAGATTTAACGGTTGAAGAGGATTCATTAATAATGATTACATCTTGTAGTATTAATGCTGTCCTTACTCAACAAATACCACAAGGAACTAACAGAACTTTTACTACTCATAATACTAATAGACAGGTAGCAACGGGAGCTATTAGTGCTGATGCGGGTCATAGCGCAGGCACAATAAGTTTAAGGTCTACATCTACTAGCGGAACTGTATCGTTAGACAGAACAGAGATAAAGGGTTTAAGTGATAGTGGAAGCTCTAGGAGAAGAATAATTATTTGTTGATTATACAAGAACAAATGAGTATAGGAGATAAAAAAAATAATGATGGTTGGTCTGAATATGCCAACTCTATATTAGAGAAACTAAAACAGTTGTACGACTGTAATAAAGAAACTAGAAAGTCTTTAGACGAGCTTAAATTTGCTGTGGAGAAGCTTAAGATTAATGGAGAGGAAGTTAAAGCTCTCAGGCAGTGGAAGAAAGAGGTTTCTGAAGTATGGAGTCCATCAAATATGGAGGACGCTCAAAAAGAAATATACCTACAAAAACAGAAGTGGGCTACAGTTTATGGAATTATAATAGCAATACAAGTTTTGTGGGCTGTGATTATAGCTTTTATAAACATGGAACAATGAAGAGGATTAAAACGATTAAAGATTTTTTTAGAATTGAAGAGCTTGTAGACAAGGGTGTTTATGACAAGTTTGGTGAGTCGGCTTGGAGATTTATGGATGAAAAATTACTAGATTGTTTATTGGCTATTAGAAATGAATTAGGAGTTCCAATATCTGTAAATAATTGGATTTACGGAGGTAGGTTTACACAGAGAGGATTAAGGCATAATAGAAGCCCGTTAGTAACCTCAAGAGAAAATATTTATCTGTCGGCTCACATGTTTGGAAAAGCTGTAGATTTTGATGTATCAGGAATGACTGCTGTTGAGGTTAGGGAGTGGATTGTAAAAAACCCTAGTAAAATACCTTGCAAGATAAGGTTAGAAAGAAATTTAAACGGCAAGCCTATAACTTGGGTTCATTTAGATGTAATGTCAGACGAAGACAAGCCTAAAGTTTATCAATTTGATGTTTAATTTAATTTGTTTATTATGAAACTATTAAAAGTTGCTAAGTTGGTTTGGAAAGGAGTTCCAAAATTAGACCCAATGATTGAGACTATTGCTGAGACATCAAAGGCTAAGAAGATAATTAAAAGCAGCGTAAGGGTTATACAGATAGCCGCTGCTGTTTATTTACTGTATAAGGGTCTTATAGAGGCTGATGATGCGGTGGATATTATAAATGGTAAATAATTTAAACTAATCAAAGTATCTGTTAGTTCTCTTGCAATTAACTTGATATTATTTGTATTTTTATTACGATATGGGAGTATTAAATTTAACACTAGGGAGTTCAGTAGAAAGCTGTCCAAACATAACTATTCCTGATGAAACTGACTACGTAAAAGAAGGGTTTTTTCCTTCTGCTGAATTCAGGTTTCACGACTATTCAGGTGGTCTTCCGACGGCAAACACAACATTTAATTTTTCTAATTTTGATTTTGATTCTTATAATTTCACAACTGTTACCTTAAGCGTATCAACAGATGGAGCAGGAAACATCATCAATCCTGAAGTTCAGTACCTAGCGTTTATTGATAAAATAAACAACGAAAACTCGGGTATAAAAGCAAAACTTATAAAACCTGACGGAACAAGTTTTAAAGATTGGTACGTTAGCGTTTATGCTTACGACGGTTCTTGGTCGGGAGGCTCAACGGATATTGATTCAACAGCGGGCATAACGCCTGTTACAGGAACTATATCTACAGCTCCTTTAGTTAGCGCTAGAAACATGTCTCTATATGGTCCCGATGGAAGTCCTTTAGATTTAGGAGCTGTTAAACAAGTTGATGAAATTTCATTTACAAGCGCAGAGTATAAGGAGGGTGAAAAACTTTCGTTAAGTTTTTGTGGAAACACTGTTGAATATACTGTTGAGAGTGATAACACTGCTGAGTGTGTAGCTAGGGGAGTAGCTAAAGCTATTAACGCTGTTACAGATACAACAAGCTTGTTTTACAAATACATTTCAGCTACAAGCGCTAGTGGAGTTGTAACCCTTACCGCAAAAGAAGCAGGAGTTCCTTTTACAGTGAGTACAGATACGTCGCTAGCTTGGGAAGGAGCTTTTACTTATTCAAATAAAACAGCAAACGCATCCTCTATGTCTATACCTAGCGAAACAGCGTCAAATGAGGTTGTTTATAAAGCTATTGAGAAGGGTGGTGAATATACGTCTGTTTTGACCGTAGTTTCCGGATGTGATTACAATGTAGACGAAAATGACTTTTTCTCTTGGTGTTATGATATAGATAATTTTGAATGTTGTTTTGTAAGTCTTTTAAGCAAGAAGGAGTGTTGTAAGAACAGTAAGAATGTTTATGATGATGCGGCAACGATTCAAAACGTAATCAAAGCTATATCCGTAATGAAAAAGAATAACTACGAAGAAGCTGAGATTCAGCAAGTAGTTAATTTAGGACATACTATTTGTGAACCTTTAAAGTGTAATTGTGGTTGCTAATGGGAAAAGAAGATAAAACATATACTCAAAAAGAATTTGATGATAAGATTGCTATTCTTGAAAGAAGATTGGTTGGTTATGTTTTAAAAGCGGCTATCCAAGACGGATTAGGGGATTGGGACAAGGCTAAGTGTTTAATCGATGACTCTAATTGGGTTATTCTTGAGTTGGGATATTTACAAAGTCCTTGCTCAGGTATTGAAATACAGCCAAATCCTGCAACAGAACCAATAGTGGAGCCACCTGAAACAGCGCCAATAACAATAGGCTCTCCTAGTGATTTTTTTATTACAATAAGCAACATAGACCCTCCTTATGGAGAGTTCACAACTAATGAGTTTACAACAAATAATGTTACAGAACAGACAACATAAAAAACAAAAAAATGGCAGATTTAGGAAGTAAAAGTGCGTTAAAAACATCAATAGATGGCAAGATTTTTACCAATACGACTTTTGAAGTTTCGGCAGAAGACATCCGTTCTTCTTTTGAAGATACTATAGATACTCTTTGTGGTAAGGTAGAAATCATGGCTAGTTATGCTGATTTAGCAACTCTTGTTGGTTCTTCAAGTTTAGAACCGGGAACTATATATATTTTTCCTTATGAAACCGTTTCTTTAGTTGGTTCAGTATCTACACCTACGTTAAATACTTCTGTTCCGGGTTACACAGCCATTACGGAGCAATTAGCTATTGTTGCTAAAAACAATAATAGTTTTTTTGGGTCTGCTAGGTCTCTAAACCATCCTAAAGATATTATAGTTTACGATTTTACGGATGACACCGAATCTACTACCGCTACATCAAGAAGTGGTTTTATAAAGTACAGGAGAGATGTTGATAAAAATATTGAAGCGTTTTTTGACTTTAGAAATAACTATGTTGCTAGGTACGGATTAAGTAAGGTTGGTGTTGAGGTAACTACTCCTGTTGCAAAAAACAAGGGAGATATTATTTACTATAATGTAGCAGGCTCTACTGTTTCGGCAGGTTGGTATTTTGTAAACTCTACAACGACTAATATTGTATCTTCTGCTGAAGCAAACGCAGATACCTTGAGCGCTATAACTCAGATTGATGAAGATATGTATGGAGATGTCTCTATTCAAATAGCAGATACGACTATAGCTCACGACGGGTCGTCAATAGCTTATCATCAATCTATTGATGCTTTATCTAAGAATGTAATCATACAAAAAGATACTACAGATGTTTTACTTGTAAACTCTTCAGGAGTTTCTATTGGACAGTCTGTCTCCAAAACAACTGTTAATGCGTCTAGTGATGTTAAAATAGGGGCAAGCTCTTCTAAGGCTATTGTAAAATCTAGTACAGCGGTGGTAATAAATGGGTCTTGTGAAAACATATATGGATTTAGTATTACTAGCAATAATTTCGGTTATTTAGTTAGGCACTACTTAGGTATTTCAGCCGATGACGTAGAAGTAGGAGCGAACAGTGAGAGAATAGTTTCTATTTCCAATTCTTCAAACAATGAAGTAGGGTGTGATTCTTCAGCTATTTACTTTGTGAGAGACGCTAGCTATAACGTATTAGGTAAAAACAACGCAAACATAACTGTTTTTAAAGGAAGTAATAATAGTTTTAAGTCTAACTGTTCTTCTATTCAGATTTACGGAGGTAGTAACAATAGATTTGCTCAAAGTTGTACATTAATAAACATGTTGGGAGACAGGGATGAAGCCCTTGGGTTTGGTACATCTTACGTTTCTCCATATTCTAAAATGGATAACAATACTTTTGGAACAAGTTGTGAGAATATTTCTTTTGAAAATGTAGGTGGAAGAGGAAACGCCTTTGGAGATGAGTGTGCTAATTTAACTTTTGTTGATACGGCAAGCAACTCTTGGAGATTAGTAGGGTGTGATTTTGTTAGAGGTATTAGAAATAAAACTTTTGAGTCAGTTTTGCACGGAGCTTCTTTTATTGTTCCTAATCAAACTTCAGCTACAATAACAGAGGATGATTGGTATGTTCCTCAGTTGTTCGTAGGAACATTAAATCCTGACCAAGCAGGAGGTAGTGTGTTAACTAACGACGGTAAAAGACTTACTAGCTCTGCTAGTCAAACAAATAACAACACTAACCAAATAGCTATTGGTTATCAAAGAGCAGGTTCGTTTTTTGATACGTCAGCAGGAGGTAGTGGTGCGCAAAGAGCTGATGGAGGTGGTACTGCTGCCGGGAATACTGATGCTGAATACAGGTTATTTGGTCCACCAACAAACAAAGCTTTTCAGTGGACTCACGATGGATACCCATTGTTGATTAACTTTATAAGCAACAACGTAACAGGCTCAGACCCAACAGTTGACTTGAATACGTAACAAATGAAACATAAATATGATACAAGAAAACTTTGATAGAGTATTTGTCATAAACTTACCAAAGTCTAAAGACAGACGCTCTACAACTAAGAAACGACTAGAGGAAAAACTAGGAATGATTGAAGGTGAACATTACGAATTTTGGAAGGCAACTTCAGGAAGAAGTAAATTCGCTAAATTTAATGGTAAACCGTACCAAGGTTGGAATAGGAATGCTGCGGGATTGGTTTACACAACAAAAAGATTGATTGAAAAAGCAAAAAAAGAAGGTTGGAAAAATGTTTTTATAATGGAAGACGATGTAGACTTTATACAAAACTTTGGTTCTATCTACAAGGAGTCTGTTAAACACCTTCCGAAAGATTTTGACTTTTTTCATTTAAACTCAACTCACGAGGTTCCTACAAAATGGTACAGCGGAGTTGTTCATAGATTAAGGGGTGCTTGGTGTTGTCAAGCTTATGCTGTAAACGAGACCATGTACGACCTTTATTTAGAAGAGTTAGAGAGAAGCGAGTGTCCTATTGATGAAATGACTCTAAGCTTTCAAAAAATTAGGGGTAACTCTTTTTGTGTTGTTCCTAACATAGTTTTTCATCACGCAAACATGGCTTCTGACATTAGAGAAAAAGTAGTAGAATATTAAAATTTAATAAAATGGCAAGTAGAAAAGAGAAGAGTTATTTTAGAGAAAAAACGCAAATAATAAATGCGGACGGGACTAAAGTTCCGGGTACTAGATTTCGTGATAAAGATAGTCCTACTGAGCAAACTTTTAAGGAGCTGTTTGACTCTATAACTTTTATCCTAAACAAAGAAGATACTGCTAGCGAATCCTACCAAGGTCTTGTTAAAACAGCAAGCGGGAGTAATGCCAAAAACAACACGCCTCCCAATGACGGATTTACTTATGCGGCACAGATAAAAAACTTGCCTACTGTAAAGGATAAGACACAGACTATAAAATCACTAACGGCAAAACTTGTCACTGCTGTTGCTAATCCTAGCTCACTAGATAATAACGATTACACGGTGGAGCTTTCTACTGAGTTTATTTCTTTTTTATCTACAGAGCTTGACACGCTTCAGGCTAATATTAATAGTGTTTCCGCAGGAGTTCCCGATATGTCTTCTATTCAATCAGACATAACGGCTATACAGGGGAACATTGTTTCTTTACAAGGGAGTTTAGCTACAAACACAGCTAACATAGCTACAAACACAGCTAGTCTAGCAACTAATACAACCAACATAGCGACTAATACAACCAACATAGCGACTAACGCAGCAGCTATTGCAGCGGTCAACCCTGCCGATAATAGGTTTTTAGGGGAAGTTGTAACTTTGTCTACGGGTGTACCTCCTTCTGCTAATTGGCTTATTTGTGATGGAGGAGCGATAAGTAGAACTACATACTCAGCTCTATTCACCCTTATAGGAACATCTTATGGAGCAGGAGATGGAAGTACGACCTTCAACCTTCCTGATTTAGGAGGAAAAGTTCAGAGAGGTTATAAATCAGGAGACCCTTCTTATGGAGCTATTGGTCAAACAGGGGGGGCAGAAAACGTTACTTTAATTGCAAATCAATTACCGCAACACGCACACGATGTAAACTTCACTGTTAACGCCACGCTTGAGACTGTTAGTTCTGATGGTACTAGCGTCGCTGTCGCTAGGTCGGGAGACAGTGCAGGAACATCTATAGACGCTACTATTGAGGTTCCTATTTCAGGACAGTCTACAGATGTAAATACTACATCGAATATTCCCGTTGATACAAGAGATAGTTATTTAATGTTGTATTACTATATTAAAGTTTCTGCATAACTATGGAGATAGATGACGCACATAAATTATTTAATCTTTGGATAGACAAAACAGCGTCTCCGTATTTTACGGATGATGAAATAGACCTTTTTCTTAATCGGGCTATCGTCGAGTTTGTTAATGACCATTTCGACACCAAGCCGGTTCACAGAGCAGAAGCCTCTATTAGAGACGTAGAAGAGCTTAGAGAGCTTATAGAGATTGTTGACGATGTAAGAACTGATTCAAACGGAAAGATTAAAGACACGGAGATTAATGAAAGCCTAACAGGAGCCGGAGCTACTGATAGGGAGTTTTCATACATACTAAGTGCGTCAAAAGCTAGTAGTAAAGAGTGCGGAGGAGAACAAAGAAAGTCAAGATTCGTAAGACACAATGATTGGTTGGCGCAAAAAGATAACACCTACAAAAAGCCAACCGAAGAGTATCCGACTCACAGATTATTTAATGGATACATACAGTTTAACCCTGCAACAGAGTCAAACGTAGAATTTGTAGTTCTAAAAAAACATCTTGAGGTTAGCAAGGCAAGTACAGATTCTAAGATAGAATTGTCAGACAAAGCTGCTAATAAAATAATCTTTATGGCTTTACGCCAAGCAGGAGTATCGCTTAGGGAGGAGGATTTTTATGGTATGGCTACAAACGAAATAAACGAGAATGAATAATATTATAGAGGTCGTTTACAAAGGTAAATGGACTTCTACTAATGATTTAAGAAACAAACATTGGAGGGCTAATCAAGGCTTAAAAGAACAAAGAAGAGCGCTTTTTAAAGGGTTAATACTTGAGCAAAAGCCACGACCAATGGAAAGATTTAAGGTTCACGTAAGATTTAACAGTAAGATTGATACCGATAATGTAACGTTGAAGTTCTTTCTTGATGCCCTAAAAGATTCAGGGGTTATCAAAGACGACAATAAAAAATTTAATCGAGGCATTCTTATAGAGCCTGACGAGAGTTTAGAGTTTAATACATACGTTGTTAGAATAATAGAAGTGTAATGGCAAAAATTATAGACTTAATATCAAACATAGAGCTTCGGCTAACTCAATCTAACGTTTCTGACGATTTTCAAATTGACCGAAGGCTTATTAGAGCTTGGCTAGATAGTAGTCGCTCAAAATTAATTAACGATAAATTTAAAGAGAACGGTTCCGTAACTATTGAGTCGTTTTTGAGTTTATACGAGTGTGTACCTATAGAAGAAATTGACAAAGATTGTCCTGACGGATGTAGTGACTCTAAATTTACTGTAACACTTCCTTCCCAACCAATAGTTATAGACGGCAACGATGTAGGTTTGTACAGGGTTGAAACTCAGGCAGGAAACACTATAATTAGAATAAAACCAAATGAATTAAACCGTCTAAAAAGACTTAAGTTTGGAAAACCCTCAAGAGAAAATATTGTATATTATAGAACCGCAGACAAACTCACCATATTTGGTGGTACTGATAATTTCAAACGAGGGGGTAGAGTTAATGTATATGTAGCTATAGAAAACACTTCTAAATTAAAGGACACTGATGAGTACCCTATTAGTTCAAATCTAATAATGGAACTTCTTCAGATGGTTGAGGAAGTTGGGCGAAGAATTTTAGGTATTCCTGAAGATTTGGATAATGACGGTAAACAACAAGAACAGCAACAACAACAACGACAACGACAACGATAATGGCGTATCCTTCAATAACATTAGAACAAATAGTTTCTTCAGCTTTTATTGCTTTAGATGTTGATGATTCGAGAGATGAGTTGGTATTTAAAGAGTGGGCTTGGGACGCTCTTAGGGAGATAGGACCTAGCAGGGTTGACAAGAAGACTAAATGTATTCCTATAACTAATCTTTGTGCTATGAAGCCACATGATTACCTGTATGGTTTAGACATGAACATATTAGATGATAGTGGTCAAATATATTATTATCAAATGGCAGAGAGTGGTGTTTTGGAATCAGAGCAAGACTTTAAAGGAAGTTTTGATACCTCTACAGATATAACTCGTTCAAAGGGTTCTTCAATAAAAGTGGCAGAACAAAAAGAAGCTTTTGTCTTTAGCAGCAACGCTTCTAAGTCGGGCGTTACTAAAATGGAGATTTCCTATTACAGCTATCCTGTTGATGAGTATGGAGAGCCTCTTGTTGAAGAAAAAATGAAAGAGGCTATTATCACGTATATAGAATACCGATATTTAAAAAGAGAAAGGAGGAGAAGAGTGGGTACTAGAGATTTGCCTTTAGCAGAGGTTGCTGATGCAAGAGATGAGTGGAAGCGACAAAGAATGGCTATTAGAGGAGATATTAAGATGCCTGACCCTTTAAGTGCTGACACCATGTTTAGACGTTGGGTATCAGGAATACCTAATTTTAAAAGAAGAGCTAGAAACTCAAGAATAACAAGATTTTAGAAAAATATACTTATGGCGTTTAAAGTTTTTGAAAATGGCTTCAGCAAAGGTTGGAATCAAGATATAGACCCAAGGTTTCAAGAAAATTCTACATACAGAAACCCTGTAAACGTTTCTGTTTTATCTGACGGAAAGTTTTACTCTTGTCGAAATATATCAGGAAGCAAAGAGGTTGAAGCGTTTTTGCCCGCAGGAACAAATGAGGTTAATGTATTAGGAGCTTTCAGAGTTGTTGGTACTTATGAAAAGTATACCGGTCCAACACAAAAAAACCCAAGCATATTATATTATATAAGATATGACGACACATTAACCGACAATGTTTGTAAAATAATTCTCTATGATATTATAAATGATAAAAGCTTTACTCTTTTAGAGACCTCTTCTGACTCAAAAGATGAGCTTGACTTTCCCGAGGAAGGGACTATTGATGCTTGTGTTTTTGGAGAAAATAATATTGACAAAGTTTATTGGGAAGACCACAAAAATGTTTTAAGAAGAATAGACGTAAAAGACACTGTGTTAACAGACGCTAGGGAAGTTACTGCTATACCTTATGCTCCTATTGACCCTATATCTTATGTAACTCAAGAAAATGGTTCGGGTCAGCTTGCTTCGGGAACTTATCAATTTGGATATAGATATTTTAATATTAAAAACAAAAAACACACAACTTGGAGTTTACTTACAAACCCAATACCTGTTTATCCTTTAGACTATTCAGACGTTGATAGGCTAGATGAGTTGTATGGTGGAGTTGCTAATGAAAATACTAGAAAGTCTATAATATTAAAAATTCATAAAACAACTTATAATTCAGAACTTTATGATTCTTTTCAGCTTTGTGTAATAAAAAACACAAATGGATTATTAACATCTCCAACTATAGCCTACATAACATCTCCTGAGACGACTTTTCTTGATGCTACAGACAGAATAGAGTATCATGGTGGAGGCTTAGAACCAACTTTAGATATTTCTGAAATAATAGGAACAGACGCTTGTGTAGAGGCTGCTAAAACATTAATTGCCAAAGACAACGTTTTATTTAGAGGAAACTTAAAATACGCAGATAGAGCTGTTCCATCTTACTTTCCGTTATTTGATGAAGCTAAAACTATTACAAAGCAATTAGGTCTTGAAAGCACTGTTTATGCTCCATTTTCAAAAAACACAAGTGTTGGACGTGTAAAATTTAATGGTAACTTATCAGGTTCTGCGTCTGATGGTCTGTCAGAGCCATACCGTTGGAAGATGTTTGGGTTATCCACCCAAGACGGTCCTTTTGCTCCTTATCCCGAAGTAGACAGTATTGCACAAGTAACTGTACTCCCGAGTGATTTAGATTTGTATTTTCATTCCGCAGGAACAGGGTTCGGATTTGACAATGTTCGTCACGGTAACGGTATCCCAAACCTAGCTTATGAACGTCATTTTACCTTGTCTATTGAAGACGCTGTACCGGGAAATGTTTTTGCTTTCTCTATTAGAGGTTATCAAGCCGCTTTTATAGAAAGCTCTACGTTAGGCACTATTTGGGCTTCTAATGACCAAATGGTTATGAAGGCTGAGGCATTAAATAATATACAGCGAAATACTAATAATTATGAAGTGGGTCCTGAAGGTCCTACATCAGCTTTTGGAATGTACCCGGATACATCTATAATGGGGTATAAATATATTGCCCAACCCGGTGACACTGATAAATCTATTGCAGAGAAAATAGTCAAGGAGCTTAATGCTGTCCTAGACAAGGATAAAATAGAACTTGTATATGTTGAAGGAACTAATGAGTTTAAAGTAGATGTTAAATATGAGTTAATAAAAAACACCTACGGTCGTGAAGAGCATGGTTGCGCCGATGTTATGTATTGGACAGAGCCGGGAACCAATATTACTATCGCAGATTCAAATGCTGAACTTGATGACTTAATTAATAGTGAGAACTCCGTAGAAGGGGGGTATAAGAATCCGCTAAACGCCGTAAACACAAGGGGTTATTTTAGAGATGAAGTTTATAGGTTTGGTATTACTTGGCAAGACAAGTATGGGTGTTGGTCACAACCTGTACCTTTTGATTTTAAAGGGCATCGCTCTAGGAACGATGGTATACCGTTTACAGCCCCAACACCAATTTCAGACATAGTGATTGGTCACAAAACTAATGTTGCAAAAATAAAGCCTTCAGGTAGTTTCTCAAATGCAACAGAAAATGGTGTATTAGGTATCAGGAGGGGAGATTATGTTAATATACAAACCTCAGCAGGGGTTTCAGGCGCAGGGCAGGTTTACTTACCTGTAATTGAAATATATTATGATGGTCACTTATTAGTTAATTGGAGAAGAGATGACTTCGCTACATCAGGTTTTTATAACAATTTTATAAATGGTAATATAACGGTACAAGCAACAAGAGGTGCTGAGTATTCTCATGTTGAGTCAGGTATAGATTGGAAGTTCCCAAATCGTGAAAACACAGCTTTTCCCATGATGTCTGAATGGGATGAAGACGCAGACTCTGCTGTTGGTGTTACAGATGGGTTTATACAGCCTGTAGGTCTTAAAATAACAGGAATTAGTTCTCATCCTGATTGGGCTAGAGCTTTTGCTATAGTAAGGGTCAGAAGATTAAAAGACATTGTTTGGCAGTCTCCCTTAATAACCACAATAGCCGTAATGCCTTCAGTTTATCCTTCTAGCGAAACTTTTTGTGTTTCATACGACGGAAGTAGAGTTGGGGCTTTTGGTCCAAAACCACTGACAAAAGGAATAGCAAGCAATTTTGAAAGAACAGGGGCTGAGGTAGTAGCTGCCTCACAAAGCAAAAGGGTAGTTCAATTAAAAGAACGAAATAACGACTTGCCAATAGTTTATTGTGTCCCTCCTGAGTATATGATGTCTCAAGACGGCATTAATTTTGAGACTGTTGTAGTTCCTCCCGGTTCTGAGATAAAAGTAGTTGACGCTGTTAGTCTTTATAGGACTCCAAGATTAAACGTTGAAGGAACAGGGGCTGATGACGGTTCATCTCCGAACCATCAAATGGCTTTTGGCTTAAGGGCAGACGCTCCTTCTAACTATTACTACAAGCAGTCTAATTGGTGGTATCCCAACAAAAGAGACGTAAGGTTCTCTATGAGAAATCCTTTGTTTGCAAATTCTACAGATGTTAGAGTTTCATTACCCGATAACCTTACATCAAGAGTGGTAGATTTTGGAGAGATGACAAATAGAGGGGCGAAATATACTTTCCCTACAAACCCTGCGGCTTATCACTTTCCGTTTAAAAGAATGGATACGTTTGGCTTAAACGACGCTTCTTTATCAAACTGTAGCAATAATGTTACTCAGCAAAAAGGTCTTGTATTATTAATAAACGACAGGTTTGGAGATTTTACAATGCTCTCAAAAAATGAATTTTTAGATTTTTCAGTACCTGACTTGTTTTTAGATTTTGGTAGCGGTCAGAGTCAAACGAGAAAGTTAAATTGCGGTGCAACCTCTTATCAAGGTCTTGATGGTCAAAAAATCACAAATGAGGTAACAGAATTATCCGATGGAGCATCATCCATTGTGCCTATTGCTAATTTAACAAGAGGTTTATCTGATGAGAGGTATGGTGATAAAAAAACCGTTCATCAATACATCTTCACAGGAACATACGTGGTTCTTGATAGGGGGGTAGATGAAAAATATGACGTAGAGGTTTGGGGAGGAGATTGCTTTATTAGTAAAGGCAGTTTTAAAATAGCAGATACAAGCCTTGGAACTAACGCTACATCAGGTGCTAGGGGTGGATATGGAGTTTTTGCCTATCCCGACCATCAAGAAGTTTTAAGCCTTTATTTAGAGTCTCGTGTAAACTTGGGCTTACAAGCGAGTCCTTTTATTTATCCTGTAAGAGATACACGTTCTTTAGGTGAATTTGCTATAGACTATGGGTATCCTTATAATTTTAGTTATTCTCTTGAAAATATTAATAGAACTTGGGTCTCTAGGTCGGAAACGGAAACGGAAAGATTAGAGTTTCCTGCTAGAATAATTCATTCAAGACAAAAAGTTTATCAATCAGACATTGAAGGTTTTGACAGGTACGATGCTACTTCTATATTTGACTTAGAAGAAACTTACGAATCATTGACGAAATTAACCATTCTTTCTAACGGAAACGTTTATGCCGTTCAAGAGCTTGCCGTATCAGTAATACCAATTAACAAAAACATTATTGAGCAGTCGGATGGAAATCAAATGGTTGTAAATAGAAGTGTTTTAATAAATAAACCTCAATTTCTACTAACTGAAAACGGCTCACAACATATTCGCTCTGTAATAACGTCAGACAACACAATATACTTCTTAGACGCAAATAAAAGAGAAGCTTTTAGAGTTGGAGGAGGAAAAGATAGCAGTGTTACAGAAATGGGACTACACTCTGTTTTTTTGGATAAGTTTGAATCATTCTCGGGGTTAAAAGATGTTAATATAGTTTCGGGATATGACTTCAATAATAGAGAGTATTGGATTGGATTTAACGAACATACAGATGTTTTAATTCAATCAGATGATACAGGCACAACTACAACAGGAATACCTAGAGATGCTTTTATGGCTGTTTGGTCTGATAAGGGAAATTTTTGGATGACAAGTATTGTTTTAAAAAATACTACAAAGATTTTAGATTTAGTTTTCTCAAAAAGTGAGTTTTATTTATTAGGAAAAAAGGCAGATAATAGTTATGTTATTGAGGAGCTTTATACGGGAGACGTTAAAGGTAAAATATTAGGAGAGGTGAATCCATCAGAAGTTTCGGTTGTTATAAATGCAGAAAGAAACTTTGGGAAATCTTTTGACGTTTTAAGAATAGACTCAAATGAAAGACTAGATAATGTAGAACTTACTGTTGAAAAAGAAGATGGTGTAGTGTCTCAAGTAGCCCTTATGAATGCTAATGTAAGACCTAGGCATGATGGCTATGAGTTCCCTGTACTTTACGATGCAAATGGTGCTAGATTAAGAGGTAAATATGCAATAGCTAGGTTGATTATTAATAATGGAGACGGCAAAGAAATTAATATTGTCTCTTTGTCAACAAAGTATAGATTAAGCTCAAGAATTTTTAAATAAAATATTATGTCTGACAAAACAGAAGGTTCATACAAAGGTGGTCAAGAATCAATACTAAATAAAGGTGAGGAAGAGGAAAAGAAAGAGAAAAAGAGAGATTGGAAGAAAATATCAGGAAATATAGCGGGTTACGCAGGAGCCGGCTTAGGTATGGCTCAGCCGATTATGGGTATGGCTGAAGATTATAACACTGTGAAAAATATGGATGTAGACGAGCTTCTTCCTGATGAGTATTACAACAATTACGAAAAACCGGGAGCTTACGATAAAATTGAACTTCCTGATGAGCTTGAGTCGGGAGCAGGGGTTAGGTCTTTTATGAAAAACGCCCCCGGAGCAGCGATGGCGGGTTACAACCTAGGGAATAAAATAGCTCCCGGAATTGGTGGTCTTGTCGGAGGTGGTCTTGGTCTTATCGGTGCAGGTGTAGTTTCGGGTGTGGTTGGACACGACGCAAGCGAAAAAAAATGGCAATTTAAAGCTAGACAAGACCAAAGATATAAAGACTACAAGCTAGCTAACCAACGATATTACGACAAACTAGGAACCCAAACAAGGTCAAGAGCGCAGGCTCAATCTTATGCTAAAAGAGGTCAAAATGTTGTTCCTTATTACAACGCAAGTATTTACGGATATGTATAAAATATTATTTATTTTTAATTAAAGTTAACTAACTATGGCACTAGATTTAGAAGCGCTCTTATCAATGTTTGATGCAGACGAGATAAAAAAAGCTATGGAAGGAATCGCTGCAAAAAACAAGCAAGATTCTGACGATTATGAAAAAGGCTCTAAAGCAGAACAAGATTTAAAAAACGATGTAGCAAATAAAGTTGCAGATGTTTCTATGCTAGCCAATACAGGTGTTAGTATTGCTAGGTTTCTTGAAGCTAGAAAGCAAATTAAGAAAGCGAAAAAAGAAGCGGAAGAGCTTAAGAAAAACAAGCCTAAACTAGGTGGTTTAACAAAAAACGCTCAACTACAAGAGGCTCTTCAAAAAACAGGCGCTGAATCTCAGTACGGTTTTGGAGCGCAATCACTAGGAGCGAAAGGCGCTTTAGATTTAACTGCGTACGCCAATGCTATAAAAGCTGCTCAAACTATGGGTGGTGGTCAAACAGGTGTTACTGCGGGTATGCAAACTCAAGCGTATAGAGATATTCTTGGTTCAAATTTACAAACAGCTATAGCAAACGAAAAAGAAAAAAATGAAAAAGTAGCTTTGCACTCAGCTTTAGTTGGTCAAGGGGTAAGTGAAGATTCAGATTTAAGAAATATAAAATTTAAGAATCACCTTAACAATTTAAGAAGGTACGACGCTAAATTGGTAGATTTAAAAGCTGCCGAGCAAACAGGTCGAATAAATAGAGATAAAATTCTTTCTCAAGTACCAACTCAAGCAGCCAATATTGTTCAAAATCTTTACAGAAGGAAAGAACAAAGAGGTCAAATTCCAATAAAGGGAACTAAAGAAAGAGAGGCTTATGATAAAGCTCAAGAGGATTTAAAATTGGAAAGGTCAAAAGCAAAAGAAAAAATGAAGCTAGATAGGAGGTCTACTTTTCTTGATGAACAAGCTAGAAGGCAAGACGCAAGAAGAAGGCTGTTCAGAAGCTTAAACCCATTAAGTCCATACATGTCTCAACCTGTTATGTCTCAAGAAGAAAAAAGAGAGCAAGAAAAAGCTAACAGTTATCCGCCTTACTATGGACTTGACATGAACGATATTGATGGGACTAACGACAAATTCAAGCACGGTAGGTACTAAAAAATAAAATAAACTATGGCAACAAGAGAAGAGCAGACTCAAAGAAGGATGGCTATAGAGCTTTTGAATGCACAAACAAGAGCCGCAGAATTAGAGCAAAAAAAACGTCAATTTGCACAAGATTATTCAGATGGTAGGGTTATTCAGCCTAATGAAGACGATATTTTAGCGACGTATGCAGAAGGCATGAGTCCGGACATCGGAACAGAGGCAGGAGGAGCCGCTTATTTGCAAGGAGTAAACTATATGTCTCCTGATGCAGCTCCGGCTTTTAGCCCTGTTGGAGGAGCTTCAGATATGGACGCTCCTACAGGACCTATAGAACCTGAAATTGTAGCGCCTGAAGAGAATTTAGAGGATGTTGAGGGATACACGGATGTTTATTACGATAGCGTTAAAAAGCTTAACGATATAGCTTCATTTGCCGCCTCCAACGGAATAAACATAAAAAGCCCTGACCCTGATAGTGAAGACCAAAGGAATTTATCAAACTACTACAACAAGCTCTACACAGAGACTATGTATTTGGCAGACAATCTAAAGCAGGGTTATGAAGCAAGAAAAATGGGAGCCGAAAAAGGTTATAGACCTTTACTACCTAAAAAAGAACCTCTTCAGTTTCAAGACCTTGTTCCTGACGAAGTTAAATCTATTGAGAAGTTTAATAGTTCTGTTAAGACAGACGGGTATACGGATTATAGCGCATATAAAGCTACTAAAGAGCGTTATGACCAAATGAGAGCTAACTTAGAGGAAATTATTAAATGGAACTCTGAGAACAATAACACAGACGTAGCCTTAAAGTATGCAGAACATTTAGAGTCTCTAAAACGTCCTTTGTACAACGGAAATGTTCAGAAAAGACTTGAATTAGACAAGAAAAAACTTGATTTAGACAAAGATAAATGGTCTAAAGATTACTACAAGAATTTCAAGAAAATGCGACAAGCCGCTGACATTGTTGTTATGACAGCTAATGCTTTTGCTAATAAAGCTTCTTATGAGCTTGACCCTGTAGACGGTAAGCTTTATAATAGAAATTTCCAAGGCTTGAAGTACGGAAAAAATAAAACTATAGATAAGCTTGAAATGTTAGGGTTTGAAGGTCTTTCTCCTCAAGAATGGGTCAACTATTCTACGCTTGAAGAAAATATCACAGAACTTAATGCTAAAATCGATGGAAATGAAGGCGATACCTCAAAGGAAGAGGCAAGACTTGCAGAGTTGAAACTTAAAAAAGCAGCATTCACAAAGAAATTTGGAGACAAAACTCCTGTGATAAAGGTTCATTGGACAACTCAATCAAGCTCAGGTGAAATTACGGGTGAAGGAATGGATATGAGCAAGATGACAGAGGTAACTGCTAGCGGTTCTGATGTCATTGGAGGAATGAAGTCATTCTTAAATGTATTAACAGAATATAACGGAAAGCTTGTTGATGGAGATGCTATTATTGATTTAGGTCTTAAGGGCGGGTGGCTCACAACCACAGGTGATTATAACCCTGATAAGATACTAGGAGGTCAGTATAAGAAGCTTAACAAAGAATACAACGCATTTTTAATGGCTGCTAATGGTAATTATAGTCAAATGTACGAGAACCTACAGGATAAACTACAAAATCCTCAAGATTGGGACCAATACACAGATTTCTTTTATGATAATTATGAGCAAGAAGATATTGAAGATGGTAGGCAGCACATGTTTTTTGATTTAAGTAATAGTGACAATGCCGATTTAAGAGCTTTAGGTTCAATATATCTATTTAAGTCAGAGAGTGACGGTAACGATGAAAATTGGGATTTAGTGTACAGTCCTGAAGGAGAAGTTTTGAAAGATGTAGATGACGACAATGCAATAACAAGAGATAAACTTTCTAAACTTGTTGGTGGTGACAGAAAGTGGAGAGAAATTTTTAGCGGTAACAATACAATAGCAATTAGCGATGTCGAAGTTGTAGCATTTTTGCAATCAGCAAAGATTTTGGAAAACACTAAAAATGTTGTAGAATCTGCTCGAAAAGTTAATACGATAAACGAAAAATATAAAAAATCTAATTTACCTTATAAAAACATCAATCAATTATTGAGAGAGTTTAAAACTTCGCAAACAGTTGCCGGGGGAGGCAGTGGTACAGGAGATGAAGCAGAAGATGAAGCAGGAGATGGTACAGCGGTTGAAGGATTTGGTAAACAAAAAAAACAAAAATAAGCAACAGTAAAAAATGATACAAACGGGTATTTTAGACGGAATGTCTCAAGAAGAGCTTTTAAAGTATGCAGAAGAAAACAATATATCAGTAGAGGAGTTAGTTGAGCAACTAAAAGGACAGACTGAAGAGCAAACTGAAGAGCAAACTGAAGAACAGCCTGAAGAGCAAACTGAAGAACAGCCTGAAGAACAGCCTGAAGAACAGCTCAAGGAGCAAGAAGGTCTTGATATTGACAGTATAGAAAACAAGAGGGCTAATTTAGAGGATTTAAATACGGATGCTGCGAAAAATCTATATGACGCTGCAAAAGGTAAATATGATTTAGGCGACTATGATTCGTATTTAGACGCTTTACGAGGTAAAAAAGAAAGGCTTAACCTTTATAATGCGTTAAAAGATAACTTTGATTTAGGAACATATTCTGATTTTGAGAGTGTTTTAAACCCGATGCCTGATGATGATTACTTAGAAAATGATAGCTCTTTTGACGAGTCGGGTCATAGGATTCTTAAAGACGATGATGAACTTTTTGAAGACTCTGTATATGAGAACATGAAGACCCATGAGGAGCTTTTAAAATCAACAGATGCTAGATATCAAGAGCTTTTGGCTGAGGGAGAAAAAAGTTTTTTCAACCTAGACGGAATGTCTCAAGAAGAGCTTGAAAAGGTTGCAAAAGCAAACAATTTTGAGTCAGTTGAAAAACTAAAAGAAATAGATAAGCTTTACTCGGGAAAGAATAGGGCTGAAAGGTATTTTCAAGAAAAGTTAAAGTCTGATTTTGTTACAGACCCTTCATTAGCCGTAAAATCTTTTAATTATTGGTCAGGAGGCATTATTAAAAAAGCGAAAGAGCGTGGATATATTACCGACAAAAGTAACTATTTGAATGGAACCAAATCGTTTCTTAATGACCAAAACGCTGCATTTTCTGAAACCTATTACAAAGATGACCCTAGTAGGTTGCTAGAATCTCGTCTTATGTCCGAAAACAGAAGGATAAAAGAAGACATTCAAATATATGAAGACGCTTATCAAAAAAGGAAGGGTGGTTATTTACTAGAAACAACAAAAGGTGATGTTAACCCGGATGATGAAAGCTCAGAAGACACAAAGTATTTAGATGCAGAATACGAAAGACAAGTTTCTGTGTATAAAAGAGAGCTTGCTGAAAACGAAAAGAAAATAACAGACTTAAGATTTGAAAGGTATAAAGAAATTGGAGGTACTCTTCCTTTGTTTAAAAAAGCTTTAGACGAGGGGCGTGTAGAGTCTGCTGTGTTGGCTAAAGCCGTAAAGTTGGTTGATGGAGAAGATGTTCCTATTGAGATTATTAACGCTATAGCGGAAGAAGGTGATGTTTCGTTTAGTAGGGAGGATATGAGTTCTTATGAAAGAGAAAAATTATCTCTTCAGGAATTAAGCACGACTACAAGCGATATTATATCCGCATCTCACAATTTAGGAGAAGGAGATGCGTATTTTTATCCATTAATAGACCGGTTAAAGAAAAAAGGTTTAATAGATAAAGAAGGAAGAATTGACCTAACCGACTACACAGAAAATTTAGAAACAGAGAGAAATAAAGACATAAAAGAGGTTTATGAGCTTTTAACAGAATCTACTAAGTATACAGAGGATATTTATTCCCAAATGGGTCAAGGCTCTACAACGGAAGGCGATTCACGTAAACCTGACACAAAAAAATTAGATGCCTACAATTATTTAAACAAGGCTTATATAAAAAGCACAAAGGAAGAGACTGTTTTTGCAAAGCCTGACGAAATAAGAAGAGAAGAGGCTACTCAAAAACTTAACGAATTAACTTATTTTGAAGACAGAGATTTTCCTGAAGGTTTAAATAACGCAGAAAGATTCAACTACTTGTGGCATGTCAAGTACGCTCAATTTAAAGATTGGATGGACAGAAGGTATCCTTACTTGGAGGAAGGGGAAGGAGACCCTGAAGGTTTTGATTTGTTTAAAGGAGGCGCTATGTTTTTTGACACCTTTAGCGAGGCGTTTTTCCCCGGTGAAGAAGAAGACCAAATAATGAGAGATATTGGTAGGGTTTTAAGGGACTACTCTGACTTAGCTCTTTTAAACTTTAACTCTTTAGATGTAATCCCTCAAAGCAATTTAGAAAGACCTTCTCGTGCTGTAACAAATGTAGCTACCACTGTCGCAAGAGCTGTACAGCCTGCAATTTCTCTTGGTTTAGGCACTGATTTTCAAGACGCTAGAGAAGTTATGAGTCTTGCGAGGGAAGCTGATGTTTCTGACATTAATGTAATGCCTGAAGGTGTTCAAGAACAGATGAGCAAGGTTTATGACTTTGAAAAACAAGAGTTTAAATCGGCAGGATTAGATGATGCAGAATTTTGGCAAGACGCTGTGGGTAACAGCTTGGGTATAATGGTTGACATAATAGCCGGGGGTAAAGGTTCTAAAGCCATTCTTAAAGGTACTTCGTGGGGTAATCGGTTAGTAAGGATTTCTAACACAAAAAGGAAAGCGATGAAGAGGCTTATGAAGTCTCCTGCTTTTGCAGAAAAACTTTCTAAACAAAATTTCTTTAAAAGAATTCTTACTAGAGCAGGTACTTCTACCATAGGGGCGGGAATGATTGAAACAGGTCTTACTTATCAAGTAGCCGGAACCATATTCCCTAAAGATATGGATGAGTTAAACTTTGGTACAGGTCTGTTTGGTTATTTTGGTGAAAAACTACTTAGTAAAATGTTGCCAAAAATGGAGTCTGTTGGTGGCGTAATTAAAAACCTTTTTGGGGACAAAGCTGATGATGTATTTAAGCTTATATCTAAACACGGAGCAACCCTTCGTAGAATGGGTGGTAAAGGTATTGGTGAAGTAGGGGAAGAGAATTTTCAACAAATAGCTCAAATGTGGCAAAACAACAACGAGCCTTTTTGGGAACAATTTAAAGCTACTTATGGAGATGCTGACGAAGCGTTAAAACTTACTGTTTCATCATTTATTTTAGGAGCTAGTTTTGGTGTTGCTGATACAAACGTTGGTGATGCTTATTCCAAAAAGGTTGCTAAACTTAGAAGAGAGCTTAGTTCGGCTCAAAAGTCTATTTTAAATCAATTTGTTGCGGATTATAACACTAATATGTCTGAAGCTATGAGTTCCGCATTAGCGGATTCAGAGGCGGAGGCTTCAGGTCAAAGAGATTTTTCAGTAGAAGAAATACATCAAGCTAGATATGATAATGACTCTAAAAAAATACAAGATATTAGAAGTGTTTATGACCAATTATCAGATGAGCAGGTAGAGGAGATAGCTAATGAGTCGGGTAATAAATATGTTGAGTACACAAAATCAACTTCTGATGGGGAAATAGACTTGAAAAACGTTCTTGATGAAGACGGAGAAAGTTTGTTTAATGATATTTTACAAAAAGGTTACTCAGCCGAACAAGCTTCAAAGATTATGTCTTTGCTTGGAAACACTGTAACTGCATTAAAGGATAAAAAAAGGGTAAAGTCAGAGGCAAACAAAACTATAAAACAAGCAAGAGACATCTTAAATGATAAAAAAGGCGGTCTCACAAGAAAATACACAGCAGAAGAAAAGAAAGTTGCTCAAGATGTTATTGATATTGCTAACGCTATAAAAGAAAACAATTTAAGGTATGCTTCAGATTCGGAAATAGGCAACTCAAAGTCCTTAAGAGAAAATGTTTTTAACCTTGTGTTTAACGATGAAAAAGGCTTAAACGTTTTTTCTGAAGTTGAAAAAGAGGGTATAATTAGAGGTATAAGTAATGTTGCTCCAAAAATAACTAAAGGAAACGAAAGCTATTTTAAATATAAAAAAGACGGGGTTTATTCATTTGAAGGAATTCCTGAAGCAGATGCAGAGTTAGCTCAAACAGTTAATGACGGTAATTTTACGCCCGAGTATGCTGTAAATATGGCTAGAGAATCTCTTCAAGATAAAGAGGTTATTGGTCAGGTTGGTGATGTTTTAGTTAACGTGTCTGAATCAGACGTGCAAAGTCAGGCTGACGAGCAAATGAAAGAAAGCGCTGCTGTTTTTGCTTTAGAGAGAGTAGCTGCTACTGCGGCTTCTGTTGAGGTTTCTCAAGAAGCTTTTTCTGAAGCTGTAAATGAAACAATTTCAGATAATGATGTTGCAGAAAAACTTCAAAAAGCATTTTCTGCCGCTAACAATATCCGAATAACAAACAACGTTATAAACGGTCTTAATCCTCCTCCTACACACTCGTCATCTCCTACCGCTGCGGCTGACGCTAAAAAGTCAGGAATACCTGTTGTAAGTACTGCTGATGGAGTTCAATTCCTTGCTGACGCTCTTGAGCAGAATGTTGGATATAACAGGATTCAGTCTACAGGTATTGAAGGTGTTATAGATAGAGTTACATCAAAAAGATGGTGGGCTGACCAATTTAGAAACCTTCTAACTAATAAGAAGCTTGCTCCTGACTTTGTGCATGAACTTGGTGAAAAACGAATGAACACCATAAAAAATAGAATGAATCAAATATCGGGGATTCAAAAAAACTTTGAAAAGATACTTAGAAAAACGTATGGAAGAGTACCTTCTAATTCAGACTTAGAAGTTGTTAATAACGCTTTAAGGGGTGATACTGATGCCTTAAAGGTGTTAAAGGATATGCCTAGTAGCGAGCTTTTTGACGTTGTTGGAGAAATGAGACAAACGATAGACAGCTTGTCTAAGGAGTTAATAGACTCAGGAGCTGTTACCGAGTCAATGAAAGGTGTTATTCAAGAAAACCTAGGAGTGTATCTAAACACTAGATACTCTGTTCACATGAACAAAGATTGGGTTAACACTGTAGATAAAAAAGTTTACGACGCTGCTGTTTCTTACGTTATGGCTCAAGGTATAAGTAATGAAGACGCAAGAGGAGTTATAGATAAATTAATAATGAATCCTAAAAGGTCGGGTGTTATTGTTACGAATAAAACTTTTGGCGGTATAGACACTAGCGTATTCAAAGCTCCTTTAAAAACAAAAAAGTTTAAGAAAAAACAAAAAGAATTAAAAGACGCTATAGATAAAGCTAAATTAAAAGGGGATTCGGCTAAAGCAGCAGAGCTTCAAAAAGAGTACGACAACTTAAAAAAATCTGATTTTGAGATAGCTCCTGAAATAAAAGCTTTGTTAGGAGAAATCAAAAACCCTTCTTTTAACTTTATAAACACAACTACTAAATTAACAGAAATGATTGAAAATCATAAGATGTTAGAGGCAGTTAGGGATGCGGGTATAAAAGCAGGAGTTTTTAGCACAAGAAAAAAAGGAAGGTTAACGGTTGAAGTTCCTTCTTCTTCAAATTATACAAATAATCCTTTAGGTAAAGGGCAAAACATTAATGAAGCAACAGGTCTTAGAGAAGGACCTAATAAATATAAGCTTTACACTACTCCTGAAATGGCATCAGTTTTAAGTGAGTTTCATAGGCTTGAAGCGGCAAGTAACGGTAATACTAGCCACAATATTTTAAGACTACTAACTAGGTTAAATGCCGCAGCTAAACTTTCAAAAACAGTTTTTTCTCCGGGTTCTATTGTTGCTAACCTAGCCTCTGCGTCTTTAGTATCTGTATACAATGGAAATATTTTTAATGTTTTTTCTAAGGGTCGTGGTGGTGGTGCCGCCTCTTACAGCATGATGGATTTTGTGAAAATAGCAACCAAAGGAGGTTCTTTTGCCAACGCAGGAGTTAGCCCTGAAACAAATCACACAGCTTGGCTTTATAAAAAACTTATAGAAAATGGTGTTATTGACCAATCTGTTCAATTAAAAGAGCTTCAGGCTGCGTTTAAAGCTATGGTGGTTTCGGGTAATCCTGAGTCTATCACTTCTAAGCTTATAGATAAGTTTGGAGCCGCATCAAAAACCACACAGATTATAGGTGGAGGTATTCAAGGATTTAAAAAAGCTCATCAATGGATTTATGCTATGGGTGATGATTTACCTAAGTTTATGATGGCTGTTTCCGAAATAAACTCATACACGAGAGCAGACCCATTATTTCAAAAATTAGTAAAAGATAACAATGGAGACCACGCAAAAGCATGGGACGAGTTTATTAAGACAGACAACTATAACACAATAGTAGACACTGCCTCTAAGATATCTACTAACGTTGTGCCTACTTACAGTAAGTTACCGGGTATAGTTCAGGCTTTAAGAAGAGTTCCTTTATTTGGTACTTTTGTTGCTTTCCCTGCTGAGTCTATACGTTGTATGATTAATATACCTATTCAGGCTATTGCTGAAATGGCAAGTCCTAATCCCGGTATTAAAAAAATAGGGATTAGAAGAATGTCGGGGTATTTAATTGCTAATGCAGCCTTTCTTTCGGCTACAAGCGCAAGTGCAGCTTTGTTGAACATTGATGAAGAGGAAGAGGATGACTACAGAGAACTTGCTGCTGATTGGTCAAGACATACTAATTGGGTATTTCTTGGAGCGCCTGAAGATGGAGAAGATGGAGATATGAGGTATCTTGACTTGTCTCGATATGACTCATTTGGTTTTGGAAAAGAGATAGTTAAAGCTATTTTCAATGACGGGTTTAAAGAAGGGGCTAGTACTTTTGCAGAACCTTTCATAAGCAACTCTTTTGCAGGTCAACTTGCTTATGGTTTTGCGTATAACGTTAAGCCCGGAACAAAGGATAGAAGAATTTATAATGAGGCTGATACTCCTTTAGGTAAAATGACGGACTTAGGTGTGTTTGGGTACAACTTAATATACAGAAACGGATATGTTAAGTGGGCGCAAGACATGGAAAAAGCTTTTGCTGATGATGAGGATAGTGATTACAAAAGAGGACCTAGCGTTGCAGATGTTAACGGGAGTTTATTTGGTTTTAGAGCATATACTGTAAAACCAAAAACGTCTGTGTACTTTAGGGCTAGAGACTTTAAAGCAGATATTGACATGGCTTATTCTCTTGGACGGGAAGACGGAGAAGGTAGTGAGGAGCAAGTTAATAAGAAATTGAAGGAGGCTTATGAACGATTTTCTAGGTCGTATAGGGCGGCTTTAAATACAGGTGTAAGTCAACAAGAATTATTTCAGAATTTTAAAAAATTAAGATTTAGAAACAAGACTATATATCATATAATGAATGGAACTGTTGAAGAATACACTGCTCCTATTGAAAGATAATAACGCTTGAATGTAATAAGGAAAATCCTTATTTTTAATTGTATAACTTAAAACTATATCCAATGGCAAAGTACGGAAGCGGAAGCTCAAATGTTGGTCCTAAAGGGTCAATAGGAAAGTCGCAACACATTAAAGGAAAAGGTTGCTCTACTCCTGTTGTTAAGCAAATCCCTAGAGGAAAGTTGTCTAAGTAAAGTACTAGACGACTAGAAGATTATAAGGGGCTTATGCCCCTTTGGTCTATCTAATGCTTTCACAATAAATCCATATTACTATTATAAACAATAGTAAAATACAGTTTAGTACTGCTTGTATTAATAAGTCGTTTTTGATGTGCCAAATCACAAACTTGGGTTTTTTCCAAAATGGTTTCATATCTTATAAGTTGTCTAGGTTGTATTCTAATTCAGTTAGTTTTGACTCTATACATTTAGGAAGTGCAAAAACTCCGTCATAATCAACTAAGTCTTTTCCTTTAAACCATAGACCTCCTTCAGCGTACCAATCTTCTCCTCCTGTTTTGATGTCATAAATTTCAAAACTTCCTTTTTCGTCTTTTATGTTTATACTAACATCTAGCTTGATGTTTTCTTCTTCTCTTACAGTTCCAAAACTGTTTGACATTCTTAAGCTTTCTGTAGCTTCAAATCTTATGTTATTTTCCATTTTTATTACTGTTTAGTTTCATGTTTTCTGCTCTACTAATTGCCTGTAGGTTTGAAGGGTGGTCGTTGTTCTTATCTCCATCTATATGTCTAATAACATATCCTTGAGGTATTGGACCAAAATTTTCTTCATACACCGACCGGGGTCTTCTTACTCTTACATTACTGTCTTTCCACAAATAAGTACAGTCGTCTTTTATTTTCTGTACACCTCCTTTCCAAGAGGGGTGGTTTTTACCTGTGTGTTGTTCACCTGACTTGAACTCGCTGTGAGGCGACAAGTGAATGCCTTTCATATTCTTGTTCCAAGGTTCATCACCCTTCTTGAACTGTCCGTTGTCTTTCATCTTGTTTAAGTATTGAAATAAGAGTCTTTAATTTCTCGATAGAAACGTTCTGAATTTTTACACTCTTAAACATTAAGTAATCATCTTCTACTTGAGATAAGTCTAATCGTTTTGTTTTTTCATTGTAACACAAAAAGAAGTCGTCCTCTTTTAATTGCCACAAAGTTTCTTTCCAAGGGGTTACTATTATTTCAAACCCTAATTGTTTTAATTTTTCCATAATTTATTTAAGTTAAAGTTGCTTTTGGGAAAGCCAAACATTTCTTATGTTGTGTCATTATATATTCACAAAAGCTTTCTACAGTTCTTTCTTCAGTTATGCTATACCACTCTTCAAATAATTCTAATATGCTTAATCCGTGCTTGTGAACATCGTGAATTATTTCAATAATAAGACCGTCTTCAAATGTAAACTTGAACGGTCTGTAATCTCCGTTTCCTTTTGCGTAGTCCATGCTTATAATTTTAAAAGTTTGAATTTATCCACGGGTAAGTAGACAACTAAATCTTGCTTTACATCTTCTCTATTACAGTTATACTGAGTTGTTTTGTAAACAGGTTTTGGAAGGTCTATTATTATTTTGCCTCTGTCGTCAGACATTATTATGCTGTACATTTCGTCTTGTTCGTATAAATAAAAATAGAACACAAGAGGCACTCCAAAAAGGGCAGAATACTTAGTACCCATTTTGATTTTATATTGAGAAATAAAAAGTCCGTTTTTTTTGTAGTAGCCTATATCTTTAGACCTTGATTTGAACTCATAAACACACACGGCTTTATTGTCTTGAGTTCCCAACACACCATCAATTCTTGCATCTTTATGCTTCATTTCTAAGTTCTTCATGTTGTATGAATCACAAAGTCTTTTGAGTGTGTCTTGTTGTATTTTTAAAAAATGCTTTCCCCTTGGGGTTTCAACTGCTAATTTTTTCATGTTTATACTTTCTCTGCTATTTTAATTAATTCACGTATAAGTTCTTTTTCTGCTTGTTCGTAGGTTTTACAGTGTGGATATTTTAAATCGTATCCTTTAGGTCTTCTAAAGGAACCCATAGAGTATATCTTATATATGTATGTATCTTCTGACTGTTCAATCCAAGATGTATATCCTAGCTCTTTTCTAAACCACTTAGATACTCTATAAAAGGTTGGGCAACCTATGTAACCCAACCTTCTAATTTTTGGAATAAACTTAACGGGTACTAAATCCTTTATCATTTTGATATTTTTTTCAATACCACGTCAGGATTTTTAGCTATTCTACTGAACACTACATCGTCTGTGTGATGAGCTGATAAGTGCCATGTACCATTACCGTCGTTATACATTTGTAGTTCTTTGCCGTTTCTAAGGCATAAATACCACCCTTCTGTTATTTCTTCTATTTCCTGCATTCTTGGATTAATTAAAAGAATATACCGCTGCTAGAACTATGCTAGATAAATTATCCTTTGTTTCAAAGATTTTATCATCAGCCTTATCAAGCCTATACTCTAATTTTAGGTTTAAATTCTCTACTGAATAATCAAGCGTAGCTGTTAATCCGATAACGTCTGTATTTCCGGAAGAAGTAAACTCGCTAAAATACTCTGTTCTTAATCCTGTTGTCAATTTGCGAATTGCATATTGAGGATATAAGGCTACCCCGTAAAAACCACTACCTTCTGTTTCATTGTATGTAGTGTTCACTCCAAGATAGAACTTTTCTGACAAGTCATAACCTGCTGTCAAGTCAATTTGAAAAGTAGCCTCAGAGCTTGAGTCTTGCTTACCGTATATAGCATTTAAGTACGTACTCTTGTAAGCCAACTGACCACCTAGCGTATTGTAGTTGGTGGAGTTAAACTCTGTTTCATCGGTAGCATTTAAGACAGCAACCATACCTGTAAAATCTTCAGATAGGTTGAAGTCGGCTTTCAGACCACTATGGGAGAATGGACCATAACTAAACATGTAAGAAGTTGAGTAGTTAAAGTTTCCTGCGGGGCTAATAACCTCATAGCCTAAGAAGGTATTGAAGTTACCCATTGTTAAAGTTAGGTTATCGCTTACATCCCAATAAGCGTAAAGCTGATTGACAATGCTAGAGTTTCCTGACGATAAGAAAACAGCATCTTCTCCTCTAGGTCCAAATACTAAGTCGGCTACAAATCCTGTATTCTTAGTGTCATAAGAACCGATAAGATTAAACATACCTAAGCTAAAACCATTTAGGTTAGCAAAAGATGTAGCAGGAGCAACACCTGTGCTGTTTGTACTAAGGTTTTTTCTGTAATAAATATCAGCGCTTCCTTCTAATGAAAGGTTTGATTTCAAGCTATCTTGAGCTGTAATAAGTGATGCACTTAGTGCCAATAAAATTGTAAATATCTTTTTCATTTTATGAAATATTAAAGGGGGTGTTTAGCCCCCTGATTTTTAATGTTGATTAAGTCGGAAGTCGGGATAAGATGACATTCCATGTTCTGAACTATCTAGTCCTTCTAGCTCTTCACTTTTGCTAACTCTAAGTCCCATAGTTTTTTTAATGGTAAACAGAATTATAAAAGAAGTTACTAGACAGAATCCCGCTATTGTTACAACTCCAAAGAATTGTGATATGAATTGGCTCACACTAGCTAGGTTTCCAAAAATACCTACCGCTAATGTTCCCCATATTCCACAACCTAAATGTACTGCTATTGCTCCTACAGGGTCGTCTAGTTTAGCCTTGTCTAAAAGAGAAACGACAAACACGACTATAATACCTCCTATAAGTCCAACTACAACAGATTCATTTGGAGACATTTGGTCAGCACCTGCCGTAATAGCAACTAGACCTCCTAAAATTCCATTAAGAAACATAGTTAAATCTAATGTCTTATTCTTAAGATAAGATGTAATAGCAGCTCCAAAGCCTCCTGCTGCTGCCGCAAGGCAAGTGGTGACAAGAGTTAAAGAGGTTAACGCAGGGTCTGCACTAAGTACTGAACCACCGTTAAATCCAAACCAACCTAGCCACAAGATTAATACTCCTGCTGTAGCAAAGGGGATGTTGTGTCCTAAAATAGGGAAAGACTTTCCGTTTACTTTAAGATACTTTCCGATTCTAGGACCTAATAACCATACAGATACTAGTGCTGCCCATCCACCTACTGAGTGAACAAGAGTACTTCCGGCAAAGTCGTAGAATCCTAATTTGTCAAGAAATCCTCCTCCCCATTTCCAAGAGCCTACTATTGGGTAAACTAGACCTACGTAAATAATACTAAAAAGCATAAAGCTAGTTAGTTTGATACGTTCAGCCACAGCTCCACTTACAATAGTTGCTGCTGTTGCTGCGAACATACCTTGGAACAAGAAGTCTGTCCACCAAGTATATCCTCCTGAAGCATACTCGGCAGTCATTCCATTTGCAGGAGCCTCGATTCCGAATCCTGCGAACTTAAGAATACCTAAGTCCCCTTCTTCAAATCCGGGGTACATTAAATTAAAACCACCAATGTAGTAAACAAGAAGTCCCATACAGATGATGAAGATATTCTTGAACAAGATGTTGATAGTGTTTTTTTGGCGAGTTAATCCAATCTCTAAGAAAGAAAAGCCAAGGTGCATAAAGAACACCAATCCTGTGCAGACCATCATCCACACGTTGTTTACAGTTAACATTTCCATCTCTCTTTTAGTTTAAAGTTTGGTTTCCTCTTTCTTTTGTTCGGATTCGATATGCTTCTTGCACATCGCTGACAAAGATTTTGCCGTCTCCAATATCTCCTGTATAAGCAGAGTCTAGTATGGCTTTAACAGTCCTGTCTAAAAACTCATCTGACACAATGATACTTAAATACCTCCGTTGTATATCAGAAGTACTATACTCAATTTCTCGATAACGCATATCGAGCTTTTCATTACCGACTCCGGTTACGTCCCAATAACTAAAAAAAGTTACCTTAACGTCCATGAGTGCGGTTTTAACATCAGCGAAGACACTCTTCCTGATAATTGCTTCCACTTTTTTCATAGCGATTATTTATTGGTTAAAAATTGATTACAAATATATGTTTTAAAAAGGTAAATCGTCTTTATTTTTACCTTTAAGAGAGGAGCCTTTTAGCCAATCAACATCTCCTTTGTCTGACAAAAGTTGTTGAGGTTCGTAGATTTTATTTTCAAACTTTCCTTTCAGAACATCTACACCGTCCTCGTCTTTAAATCGTCTCGTTGCGGGGTCAAATTTTAGCTTTATAGGTCTTTGTCTTGGAGTTGGTCTCCCGACCTCATCTTGGAACTTAATCTTTTGAACATGTATCTCAGATGTAAGATAATATTCAGGGTTATCGCTCCAAACGTTACGATATACACTAATACCATTATCAGTCCTGTTATGAAAAATATTACCACCCGTAGCGTCAGGTAGTTCAATAACCCTTGGTCTTTCTCCTTGCTCATTATGTTGCTCTTTTTCTCTTGTTGCGTGAGTATGAGGATGTACGGTTAAAAGAAACTTTGTGTTAGTAGCTTTTTTAAACCGTCTCACATTAGACAACATAGCTTGATAGTATTGGTCTATACTTCCTTTAGTATAGTCGTGATACAAATCGTTAAGAGGGTCCACGATGAAACCATTAACACCGTGCCTCTTAACTGCTGATTTAAAAGTAATCAGAACATCATCCATTGACACCACCTTATCTTGATAATCCACAACAACAAAGTATTTATGAATCCAATTTATAGCAGCGTCAGCTTCACTTAATTTTATGCTTTCAAAAGATTTTCCTACTAGTATCTCTATTAGAGTTTTATCTATTCGTGAGGCGGGAGCATTTTCGGGCATGTACAACGCCCATTTCCAACTGTATTCCATAGCCGTCCAAACAGCATACCACAAAGCGTAATACGATTTACCGTGGTTGGCGACTCCCACTATAGTATCTAACTCTCCTAACTTCGGTCTGTAATGTTTATTGAATCCTCTCAATGGAGTTTCCAATCCCTTTTCAATACCGTACTCAATTAAATTTTTTATATAATCACGTCTGACATCAACATCAACAACACCCTCTATTTGAACTTCTCTTGCGTTCTGAATCAATCTTTCTACCTCTAGTGAACCTTTCTCTATAAGGACTTGATTTGCGTCCTTTAAATCGCCTGAATTGACAATCATGCAATCGTCTTGACCAAACCTCCTTATTAGCTCATCCCTTAGTTTAAGACCGGGTAGGTCTGTGTCTGTCCAAATTATCCATTTTTTTACGTGCTTAATGTCATCGTAAGAGTTGTCAATATACTCCAAGTTAACAGGTCTATCTGAATCAAACTTACCTGTTTCTTTAAACATTTCTTTTTCTGAATCGCTTAGTCCTGACACTCCATTTGGAACGGAAACAACATTAGGGTATCCTGCTTGCCATACGGCTAAAGCATCAATCTCACCCTCCACGATTATACCTACATCAATATCTTTAATGTTGTTTAGTCCATACAATATGAGTTTAGCTTGAGAGGTAAGTTTAAAATGTTTTTCTCTTGTCCTGTATTTACAGTTTATCAACTTGTCTCCATTGTAGTAAGGAAAGGCTACGCAAATATTTTCTTTTCCTGTTTGAGGAAACCATTGTATAGACTTGCCTATTCCAAAATGAACTAAAGTTCTTTGTTCGATACCTCTTTCTTTTGAAAACCAATTTACTATCTCGTCAGGTAGCCCTGTTATATTATTTTTATCGGGAGTTTTGTAAGTCCTTAATTGCATCCTGTCGTCTTTTTTGTCGTCCCTCTTGTTAGGGTCAAAAGATACAGAGCCACAATGATTACACTTCGCTAACCCTTTTGCGGTATTTACCGACAAACACTTAATTCCTTTTTTCTTTCTAGTGTGGCTACAGATAGGACATGTTGTAGAGTTTTCCCCATTAAAATTTCTTAATTTACTTTGGTCAATCAAAGACCAATCAAATGTTTCCTTTTGCATTCTCTTCCATTAGTTTACTTATAATTAAATTCTCGGTTGTAACAGTTCCTTTTTCCTTTACCATTTGGTCGTAAGTCATTCCAAACCAATCGTCCATTAATTCAAATGGTATTGTTTCAGGCTCTAAAGACCAAGCTGTGTACTTATTTTTCTTTTGACGCTTCACGCTAAAGTCTTTAGGAATTTCATTAATATAATTCTCAAACTTAGTAGCGTTAAATAAAGTAGACGGTCTTAAGTAAGGAGACATAATCTTGTCCTTCAACCATTGTTGTGATTTGTACTTAATAACCTTCTTTAAATCATCAACAGAGTAATCCTTTAGTCTTGCGTTAATCAAGCTTAAAGAGTTCCTTGAGTCTGCCTTAAACGATTTACCAACGGTGTCGTTGAGATAAGAAATAACTTCTTGAATTTCTTTTATATTATTTTTCTCTTTTTTAGTATTTACTTCTTCAGTATTTACTTCTTTAGTATTTACTTGTGGACGGTTTACCGTATCCGGTTTTACCGTATCCCGATTTCCCGGACACGGGTTTTCGTATACGTGGTATATAATTTTACTAAACTTAAAACTTTCATCACTTACTTCTTGTTCACGAACTACGTATCTGTGTTTTATAAGTTCATTTATAGCCCTAGCAACGCAGTCTTTACCCTCTTTTAGTTGAGCCGACAACCCTCTTACAGAGAAGTCCCAACTGTCAGGTTTACTAAGCATAAAAGAAAGTAATCCTTTTGCTTTTAAAGTTAACTCGTTGTTGTTCAAGTGGTTATTGGACATAACAGTGTAGTCCTTGTTCTTGTGGTTACGAATAATTGCCATTAAGATTGATTTAAAAATTCACGTTCCTACTAAAATATGCAAAAGTTTTTAGAATAAAAAAACGCTCCTTAAAAAAGAAGCGTTCTTAACCGTGAATTAATTTTGCAGAGTAGCAAAATAAGCATTTCGTATCTTAAAGATACATATTATTATTAGAAAGGCAAGTCATCATTTACTGTTTCTTGCTTTCTTGTTGAGTTACTAGACTCAGTACTTGGTTTGAAGTTGTCAGTAGAAATAGTCTCATAACTATTCATAAGCAAATTCAAGAAGTAGATTGTTTCTCCATCAGCGTTAGTCCAAGGATTAAACCCCTCTACCTCATCAAGTTTTAGGTAATGTTTTCCGTCTTTTTTAAAGACTTTCCCCATGTTACTGAGGTTTAACGAAATTTTCTTAAATGGTCCAAACTTACCTAGTACTGTTTGAACACTTCCGATTCTCTGCTTAGCTTCTTTTTCAGCCATAATAAAACAAATTTTAAATTAAATAAATACAAATAATATAGACACAAATATACAAAAAAGTTAGCTCTTTTGTATTACGTGAATGTTTAAAAGTTTCGACACTTCCCTACCAAATTCTTGGTCATTAGGGAACATAACCCTAGTTGCTTTTAATAGCCACAAAAATGACTTGTTTGATATTTTTGAAGGGTTCGATTCTAATGCGTTTCTCATCTCTGTATAGAGTGTTTCTTGAAATTCTCTTGGGTTCATTTTTTTTTAAGTATTAAATGTTGTTCTAAATTTTTCTAAAGGCTCTACCCATTTGTCGGGTAAATTCCTAGTACCTAACAACGCCTTTCCTATTGTGCTGTCGGGTATTCCTATTCTTTTTTCTATGTTCCTAATATGGAGAATTTTCTTGTTCTCCTTTAGCCATTCAATTAATTGCTTTTTCGTGTTTTCCATCTTTAATATTTCTTTCTAAATTTTCTAACAAAATCATCTAAATCCGCCTCCCATTTTTTAGGGAAGTGTTGGATACCATTAACCGCTTTAAGTAATGTTGTTTCAGGCATTCCAATGTCTTTTTCTATACGAGCTATGCTAAGAAAGTCTTTGTTTTCTTTTACCCAAACAAGATTCTTGTTATGTTCTACCTCTTTAAATCTAATCAATTTTTGCTCAGTAGACTTACACCCTTTATAAGAACCATAAGGTCCCTTCATGGATATTTTTGCAAACTCTAAAACTAATTCATCTGTCCAAACAAATGTATGCCTAGACCTTCTTGTTCTTTTTTCCATAATTTTTAATTAAATAATTTTTCAAAAACGTGAACCAATTTATCTACGTGAAAAGTTCCGTAAAACTCTCCAATGCTAGACGTATCTTTCATCTTTGTTCCGTCAGGTATAACGTAAAACATTTTATCTATTAAGTCGTCTTTGTTATCGAACATTACAGTTACGTATAACTCTTTATCTTTATAACAACTTACTCCTACTATTTTACCTTTAGGCATTTTAACAACAGGTTCTAGCGTAATTGGTATTACAAATGATTGGATGACAGTGGTGTCGTTTTTATAGACACCTTTAACCGTCTCCAATATTGATTCATAAATATCAATTTTAGATTGTATATTGCCTGTTTTAGCCTGCTTTTTAAAGTAAGAGGTTTGATGCTCTAGCCAATCTATTTGATTTTTAAGGTCAATCATTTGTTGTTATATTTCTCTAGCGTTAAATCTTCTGCTTTTACCGTCTCGTGTTGCTCTCCAAGTTACATTAGCACCGTCGATGTCTGTAATCTTTGTCGCCTCACCCATAAAATACTTTATCTTATTAGAGTAAAACCTCTTTCTGTTTACAGCTTCATTCTCCTTATTTCTAAACGATATAAACTTGTCTATCCAAAACTGAGCAGACTTACTACACGGAACCTCTAAGTCGTCTTGAGCTTTAAACCTATCAAGTAAGAATTGCTCATAAACTTTAGTGTCGGTTGGCTCAGGCTCTAAGTGAGAAATGTCTTTTTGGTCAAGATAGAACTCTCTAGCAACAAGGATGTTTTGCCAAAACCTAGAACACTGCTCTTCTATTATCTTTACAATCCTTTCGTCTCTGTTAAAAGGAACTACAGTTAATTCCCTACCGTCTTGTAGTAACGCTATCTCTGCATAGTCAGCATCGAATAACATCATGTATCCGTGTATCTGAAATATGTAAGACGTTGGTATACCGGACTCGTATTGGTCGGCAGAATACTTTGATATTGTCTTGATTTCAAGAACAGCTAATTTTCCTTCGTGCATAAATAAACCGTCAGGACCACCCATTAAGTAAGGATACTTTGGGTTAGTAACATAAACACTAGGAGTATAAAGCTCTCTCTTGACTATACCTGATTCTAGGTTTTTTGAACACTCTGACCAATCGGGTTCGTTAATGTCCCAATGTTTCCAAAGGTTTGCTATAACAGGCTCCATTACTCTACCCATAAACATAGCCATATTGTCTTCCGTTCCTGTAGGAATTATACCTACTTTTTGCGCAAACAAAATAGCGGGTTCAGACCAAGGGTTAAACCCTAAAGCAGTACCTAAGTCGGAACAACCTAGGGCGTTTACACGATGAGAAATCCATTTTTGCTTTGACCAATCTGAAACGTCCGTAACGTTTATGTTTGGATTTAATTTGTTAATGTCAATTTTATACATGGTTTTCTAAATTTGATATTGAGTTGTTTAATAAAATTTTTAATAATTCAGTTAATGCTAAAGAGGTTAGCTTTTCGTCAGAAGCGATACTTAAATAATCTTCCTTTACAGATATAGGTATAGATAGGGTTAACACTTTTGATGTTCTAGTGTCACAAAAAACATTGATGTTCATGTGCGCTTCTGAGTATTCCCACCTACCACAATCTATAACTATTTTTACTTTACGACATTTGTAGTGTTTTTTAAACGCATCTTTTATAATGTTAGATAAGGCGTTTTTTTTGTCGCTATTAACCTCTCTTAAAAGATATCCGAAATAAACAGACTTAGGCACGTATTCTTTATTTACCAAGTCAACAGAGTCATTTATAGCTCTTTTTAAATCCCGTCTTTTTTTGAACCAAACCCTTCCATGTCTGTCTATTTCAGACATTGCACAGTCTACTGAGTATTCGGTGTTTATGCCTACATAGAACTCGTCGTCAGGCTTAGTAAGAACTCTGTAAAACCAAGCGTTGTTTTTACACTCTACGGTGTCTTTGTTGAAAACATTATTTAGCTCTAGCTTGTCACCTAAATGACCAACAGGTGATAAACACCAAAGCGACTCCCGTTCAGTAAGGTCTATTTCTTTTTTGATTACTTTAAAAACAAGACCAAAAAGGGTTATTAAGTTATCTTCTTTAATGTCAGAATAGCTTATCTTTTTTGCTTGACGACAGTTTGTTAGTGTCTTCATAATACTTTCTTTTTAACTTCTCTTTTAACTTAATTAATTCACGGTGTCCTTTTTTCTTTTCTGTACTTCCCGTCTCCCATAAGGTGTGACAAGGAATACACTTTAGCACTATGTTATCAGGGTTTAGCTTGTAGTAAGGATAAGCACCTTTTGATAACACATGAGAGAAGTAGTGCGCTCTTGGTTCTATGCCTAAATGCTGACCACACAAGACACACACTCTTTCTCTTGTCTTCCATATTTTCAAGAATAAATCTTTTTGCTTTCCCATTTTAAAACGCTTGAGCTACTGCTGAACTCGATTTGTCTAATACAGCACCTTGGGCGGCTCCCATTTCTTGTGGATTCTCATCTTCAGAAAATACATTGAATTGATACAGGTCTGCCATTTTAAGAGTTACTCTAGCTAACGCCCTCTTCTCTGCTATCTCCATAACGTAATAAGAGTTTGTAGAACCCTTTAGCTCTTTAGACATGTACTCTTTACCTGCCTTGTTTTTCTTTTTGATGTCAACGTATTCGCTATGTATAGCCGAACCAAAAGTTTGAATGGGTATCCTGTCGGGAGCAATACCTACTGCTTTAATGCAACAGAAATCCTTTTCACAGGATATAACTTCAAACTCAACTTTTAGACCGAGCTTGTATTGTATTTTTTCTATACCACTACGGACGATGATAGTAAATCCTTGTTTTGATGTAAAGAAGTCGCTCTTATCTAGGTTGAAATCTTTATGTAATCTTCTTAATACTTCTACTTTTGACATAATAATTATTTTAATAAATCCATATTCTTTTTGTACTCTTCTGATATTCTCAATAGCTCAATAAAAACATTAATAGTTTTTGAACCCGGCTTATATGTTTTTTCATCTACATTATAAGCCAAAGCTCTTATGTTGTGTATCCTTGAACTAGACACATTAGGTATTTTTTCTTGAACTAATTTTGCATAGTCTTTAGGAAGGTTATCAAAAGCCTTCCTAAGTTTTTCGTAATTGATTTGTTCCATTGTTTTTTGTTTAAAGTTAAACATTTTTTATCACTTTATCGCATTAAAAAGGGAGTGATTTTGGTATTGGTCTTGAAACTTTTGAGTTCATAGTGTTTGATATCTGCTGAAGGCTGTGGTAGTTCGTCCACGTATTTCTTTTAGCACTACTAGCCTTTGAGCTTTTGTAGTTTCCGCTTGATTTACCCCATGATGAAGTACCCCATGAAGCCTTGCTTGAATACCCATTATAACTGTAGGTAGTTTTCTTAAGTGTTGCTTTGTGCGTATACCTTTTTAAGGGTAAGTTATCTATAACATCAAAGGTCATCTTCAGTGTGTTTAGCACCTCTTCAGGGTTGATGTATTCTGTCTCTTCGTGTGCGTCATAGTATCCACAAGACATATTGACGACAGATATATCCATACCTAATTCCTTGAACATAACAACATCTGTTGAACCGCCATCTGTTTGCTTAAAGCCATACTTGGATATAATAGGTTTACACCCATCTTCAAACTCTTTACTACATAAAACTATGTCTGAGTATCTTGAGTTTGAAGCTATCGTTACAAAATCTCCATACCCTTTCCTGTCTGCCTGTAATACGTATGCGACATCTTGAAAGAAATCTAAATTTATTTCTTTAGCTCCAAGGCAACCCGTCTCCTCTTCAACCGTCAAAACAGCTTTGATGTTCTTGTACTTAAGCATAGCTCTAAGCACAATGAACACTCCAACCTTATCGTCTGCGCCTAAGCCACATTGCTCATTACCTTTAGTGTCGTAACCAATTATAGTAGTGCTGTTTACAACAACAGGTGTAATGATAGGCTTGTCTGTAAACACGGTATCTAAGTGAGCCGCCAAACAAGGTCTAACTCCTCTACCCTTTTTAAGGTATAGATTTCCTTTTTTATCTGTCTTGCAATTTATTTTAAACATCTTGCAAATGTTTTTCACGTACTTTTTTACTGCTTGTTCTTTTCCCGAAGGAGAGTTTATTTTGAACAATTCAAAAAGTATCTGTAGTTCTTTTCTTTTGTGTGATTCTAAATTCATAATTATTTAATTAAAATGTTATTACTTTCTTTATACAACTCATCTGCGTTCTCAACTTGAAACCCTCTGTTATTAGCTAAGTCCATAAACAAATAAAGTATTGTATTATTCTTGTCAATTATTTCGGATGACTTTTTTATCCAACCAAGGTCTTCTCTAAAAGATTCTTTATGGTAGTCTGAATTATCAAACGATTCACGCTTATAGCACTTATCAAAAAAGCTAGGGCTACAATTATGTAGGTCTTGAAGCCCTCTCAAGAAAAATAATGGTGGAAAAAACAAGTGCCTAGCGTGTTTGTTTAAAGCCATTTCGGTATTGAATGGTATTACCTTGCCAAAAGAGAAGTTAAGTATGTCGTGAATAAACTCAGTTGTTATCCTAAAGTTTATATACTTTTTTCTTAATTCTACATACAAATTTTTCTCTATAACGTCGTTTGTTTTGTTAGCAAGAAAGTGTATGTTTTGGGATTTTATGCCTTCTATGTAGCATTGTTGTGCGTGAGACCAACGTGCGGCTTCCTTCCAAATGAACCTATCTCCTACGTGTACACCGTCCTTACTAAGCAACCAAGACTCTGACGCTTCACAGTAAAAAGCTCCATTAATTATAGGTATGTCTTTTTTGTATATGTTAGAAAACTTAATATCTTTTGTTCTGTACGCCTCTCCATCAAGGTGCGTAACGTTTTCTATCTCTTCATAACAAGATGCGCTTGGTACCCATACAGATTCGTTTTCTAATACCCAACGATTAGTAGAATCAATGTATCTCATAAATTGAGTGTTCATGTAAACCCCCGACTTCTTGTAATCTGCTGTTTCTAAAATAGTCTTATGACCTTCGGGGTCTCTAGCTTCAAAAGCAGAGTGTTTGTTTATGTAGTTAGACAAGGTATTATTGTTATTTACATACATAAACGTATCGAAGTAGGGTATGCCTCTTTCATCTGTGTAGTCGTATGGGTCATAGTTTTTTATATCTACAGAAGCGTTACGAACCTTAAAATGACTTCCTTTTTCATCAATAAAATCAACTAGGTCTTCATACGTTTGAAATTCTTTTCGGCAATAACCATTATCTTGCGCCCAATCTTTAAACGCTTTTACATCGTGGTCATAAACGGTGTATATTCTGTCCATGAAGTCAAACTCTTTTCCTGTGTCGTTACACAAAACCCTCTGCCAAAGCAACGCCCTACCAACAACCTTGTCGTTTTTTAGCTTAACAAGTAGTTTTATAGACGGGTTGCACTCAAAAAACTGTCCACAGTTGTGCATATTGTTTCGCATACAAGACTTCCAAAGAGTACCTGTCCTGTCGTCTTGAATAGATGTACCATAACCATAGTATGACGACTCTTCGTAAAACAGTCTAACATTACTAACAACTTTAAAGACGTGTGTAGCACACAAAGAAACAAAATCGTTGTTAGCTTGTTCGATATCTGATGATAGTAAATTACTGTAAAAATCCTTATTGAAAACATGCTTAAAGATTCTTGATAGTTTCATGTTGGCAGACCTATTGTCTTCTTTAATTATGGTAACATATCCATCGTTGTTGTTTCCTGACTCATCTACATAGGATTTAATTATAACTACAGGATTGGGTGCTAAAAATTCTTTTTTGTTATTGCAAAACAGAAGTTTTACAACGTTGTTGTCTAGTGACTTAAGTTTTTCTTTTAAGTCTTCTGAAATTTCTATTCTCATAATTCACGGTTTTATGTTTTATAATTCGTCTAAGTAATCCATTAGTGTGTACTCGTCAACAAGTATCTCTCCACAAGACTGACACACGTATTCTAATTGATAATCTGCTTGGCTCTTTGGCTCTTCCTCTAAGTACTTGATTGCTTTACCACCACTACACACACAGCATTTTATTTCGCTAGGTAAGTGTACTTTGTGGTTTCCATATATAAAGAACCCACCTTCTATTTTAAAGCCGTCTACATCCTCGGTGTTTACAGATTCTATAACATCCTCTCCGTTGTCGATTCGCATCAATTCAATGTCGTCGCTATACCAATTTATAAGCTCTTCATCTGAACAATGATTCACGCAATCTCCATACGTATCTTTTAGGAAATCTCTCTCTGCTTGTTTTAGGGGCAACTTAACTACTGATGTCCCTGTGTCTACTGATGATGAAAAGTTATCATTGTAGTACCCTCCATACCAATCGTCATAGTATCCATTGGTGTAATAGTCTTGCTTGTTTTCGTGTAAGTACTGCTTGTTGCTGTCAACGGTAAGGTGTTGAATGATGTCAACAAACAGATTCAAAGATTTTTCTACATCTGATATTACTACGTACTCGTCAATAGTGTGCGCACTGTAGTAACCACAAGCAATGTTGTATGCTGATACACACAGCCCGTTACTCGACATTGTAGTTGCGTCAGTGTAAGAACCTTGGTCGCTAAATACATAGCCGTGTTTGGTAGCTATTGGCTTTGTGTCATTTATAAACTCGTCTGAAGCTACAACGCCATTCATGTCTGAATAAATAATCTCGTTGTTACCCCTCCGATCGCCCTGTAGTACGAAAGCTGTATCATTGAACCAATCTAAGTCCACCGCATTACTACCAATACAGCCAATCTCTTCGTTAGTAAAGAAGGCAACCTTTATATTGTCAAACGTCTTAAGCATTTCTAGGGCTATGAATACGCCAACCTTGTCGTCTCCCCCAATACCCGCCTTAGATACGTTTTTCTTTCCATAGTTCTGAACAGCAAACAGTTTACCATCTACCTCACGAACTTTAAAGCCCGGGTATATGTCGTGTACTGTATCCATGTGAGCTACAACACAGGGAAGGTAGCCTGTGAAATCTGTTTGCTTTTTTGTTACTAATATGTTGCCGTCCTTAGTGTGTTCGACTACTGCGTTTGATGCCCAAACAGATAGTTGATGCGTAAGGAAAGCAACCATTTGCTCCTCTCTATTGGAGCATGTGTTTACGCTTAATACTTCTCTCAAGTATTCTGAGTTAATCTTTTTCATAAGCATTACTTTTTTAATTTAATTTGTTCTAGGTATTTCCTAGACGCTGTTCTTTTGTGTACGCCAAGACCACTTGGGTAAGTAGACTTGACCTTGTTTCTCTTATAGCTTGTAACTATAGTTTCTCCCGAATCATTGACTATGCCAATAGGCTCGTCGTTGTATGGGTATTTAGGGGGTAGAATACCTCGCCCTAACTTCATTTCTTTCTCGTAGTATTTAGACGCTTCCTGTTTAAAGAACCAATCCAAATGCAACATACTACTCGTGTACCAATTAAAGTACTTCAATCGAAAGTACTCTCTGTAAAGTTTCTTACCTGTTTTCTCTTGTCGCCTCACAGTACCATCTGTAAACACTTCACCTAACTTAACATTAAAGTCTTTATACTTTAGGTCTGTGTGCATGATACCATAGTAGGAAACAAAAGCCCTTACTATTTGATGCTTTCTACTTCTTTTGTGAAGTACATCTTGTAAGGGCATGTCAAACTCGTCGCATATTTTGCTTGCAACAAAACTTATATCTCCGTATGTCATAACACTACGATGTTGCCCAAACTATTAAAGCCTGTTCTTTTGTATCCTTTATGTAGTTTATGCACTCGTAAAGACTTGCCATAGATTCGTCAGACAATCCCCAAACTCTTTGTATTTTACTAGCTGACGTGTTGGTATCGCTTGGGCTAAAGTTTTGCAGGTCGTCAAAACTATTTATTAAAGCTGTTAGTTTTTCTTGCACCTGTTTATTGGCTATAGAAAACCTGTTCTCCAATGCCCAATGGTTCTCAAAACCCGCTAGTTTAATCTTGTTTGGCTTCCTGTCTATTACAACATAAAACCTCCCTTGTATAATCTCGTCTCCGGAATTGGTCGTCCAATTCTCGTGCATACGCTGTGTAATTTGTAACTTTTTCATTGGTATTTACTTTTAATAATTTGATAATTAACAACACTTAAAGTCCTAAGTTTTGGTAGGACGTGTTGGTAGACTATAAAATACTCTGCCTCTATTATTTTGTCCTTTTTATGGCTGATATAAGCCTGTTTGTTAGGGTAGACAAAGTACATATTGCCGATAAAATGTAGTATAAGAATACTATTTCCATAAACATCAGTAATCTCTTGAGGTGGTTCATAATGTGATTTTTTCATTTGTTGACAGTGATTTATATTTATTCATTCTCTTCATTCTCTTCTCTCTCTTGTTTTTCTGCGATGTAGTCATCTTCCTCATCTTCGTGCATGATATGTCCGTCTATCGTTACGGATAAAGTCTCTAATATATCTAGCCCATCATTCTCTCCCCATGTTGCAGTAACAGTGTCGTCGTCAGTATGTACGATGTCGTCTGCCAACTCAACAGAATCATCTTCAAGGATAAACTCTCCCTCGTACATACCTGCCGTTGCTATAACGGTGCTGTCGTCATCATGTACAATGTTATCATCTGCTATCTCAACGGAATCAGACAAGAGTATGTACTCATCCTCGTATTTTCCGAGTGTTGCCTTAACAACATCGTCGTCAGTATGTACAAGCGTGCCATCTCCCAACTCAACAGAATCATCTGCTAGTATGTAACCATCTTCGTATTCTCCTGCTGTAGCCATTACAACTCTACCATTGTCAACATCTTCATCTATGTAGTTGTATGCGTCTGAACAATCGGTTGAAGCGATACGGTCTTCATGTACGGTATCTCCAAAGTATGTCTCTACGGCATTGTCATTGTGTATGTAATCTCCATCAACATCTTCAACAACATCGTCGTAGTGGTAAGCGTAATCTCCTACCCATGTAACGTCATCGTTGCAATAGTACTCACCTCTATCTTCAACCCATGTAGCATCGTCTTGATGTACTCTTTCGCCACAAGCTAGGGTAACATAATCCTCATCTTCATACTCAGAAGAGCCACCACCCGTAGAGCAGTAAGAACGTTCATAACAACCATCGTCATCATTAGTTATGTAGCAGTCGTCATCGAAGTGGAACGTATCAGTATAAGGGAAATAGTCAGCCTCACTAAACAGGGCTGAGTCAACCCTCATGGAAAGGTGTCTGTAATTTCTCGTATTGAAGTCTGATAGGTCAAAGTAGAATTTCATACGCTCGTCGTAGTTCCGTTCATCACGAACAATGTACCCGTTCATAAATCCCCACTCGGCTACAGCTTGTATATACTTGTCCTCAACAGTGTATATCCTATCCATTACTTTACGTGTCTGCCATTCGCCATCCATGTAAACCTCTACATTGTCCCATATAAGGGACTTGCCTGCAATCTTTCCATCTTTCATAACACAAGCCACCTTTGGGTGTAGGCTTTTGTTTGAAGAGCTAGTGTAGGCACTTGTGTATGACTTGTTATTCATACATGAACACCCAAGCGGTCCGCTATCTGAGTAATGGTTCTCACGTTTGTAAGACCTAACTATGTCGTCTCCCTCCCATATCTCGATGTCTCCATTACACATCTTAGACTTTAACAGATTCACAAACCTCTCGATGTCTTGGTCGCTACAGTATTTCGTAATAGTAGGAAACACCCTGCGTAAGAACTTGCCGGGCTTCATTTGTTGGGTTGTATCCCCAACTTGTTTGGCAAACAATATCTTGCCGTCCTTATCTGCGTCGTAGTGTCCATCAAACACAACAACAGCATCCAAAGGAAACTGTTTGCTAGTTAAAGTTCTCGCAATCTTACAAGACGATTGCATACTCATCAAGGCGTGTAACAAAGGTTCGCCAAAGGAGAACGTATTCTCCTGTCCAATAAATGTACTCATGTTAATTCACGGTTTTGTATATAATTAAAAGAATGTTTTGTCTTCATTATGCTTCATTGAAGCGTAATTAAATTTAGTAACGGTATCCTCGTACACACATGTGTACTTGTCTGTTTCTAAGAACGTGCCATCAACCAATTCAGCTCTCTCTGTAAATAATTCCTTAAAGATATCATTTACACTTTGTATCTCCTCCTTTGTTTTGTCAAGGTAGTCGATTATGGTGATGGTGAAATCTATCGGATTAATCGTAAGAGTTATCTTCTTATTTACTAGATGAATCTCTGAGTCAGAGCCAACTACAAGAAACTCTAAACCATTGACGCTTCCCTTCAAGTAATTCCTAGTGTCCTTATGCTTCAGCATACTCTCTTTTGTAATAGGAGCTAGAATAATCTTACGCCCTCCTGATTGCTCATGTACTAGCATGCCATAGGAAATAGTATATTGCCTCTCTCCCCCCTTCACATACGCTATCTTGTCTGAGTCGTAAGAATCGTTTGCTAAGGTTATATCTAGTGTGCAAAAATGCTTACCAAGTAGGTTGTCCATGTCGGGACACCAACCAAACCTAATTTTATCTCTCCAATTCTCGCCTAATGTAGCGACCATTTCTGATTCATTTCTGAATCTGTAATCAACGTGTCTCCTTGATTCCATAATAATAATAATTGTTTTAATTTAAAATAATCTAATCGCTCCTGATTTTTTGAGCCGTAATGAATAATCAAAATCCTCAAAGTACGGATACCCTGCGTCTATTGTAGGGTGGTAGTCAATGAGAAAGTTAGTCCTCAACTTTTTGAACCACTCCCAAATGTCGGAATAATCCAAAAGTTCATTGTCATCTCTTATGTCGTCTCCCTTTAATGGGATACTAAACCCAAGTCCATGCTTTTGTGTACTTCTAAACTGAAGCATGTTGTCTTCTAAGTCGTGGATATTGTAATACCTAGGCGTTTCGTTTACGCCTCCCCATTTACCACTACTACCTATTAATTTAAACATGTTAGCATGCTCATCTAGGGCTAACAGGATTTCCCTTTCGTACCTCTGTACGTCTTCTAAGTCAATTATATTCATAACTATTTATCTATTGATTGTTCTATTTCTTTAAGTTCTTGTTCTAATTCCATACGCCTACGCACTATTGCTACACCTTTTTTATGTAGTTCCTCGTATTCGTTTCTTAACTCGTTTAACCTTTGTTTAATTTGGTTAAACGTCATTTGTTTTGCCATAACTATTTATTTGATTTATAAAAACACTCCTCTTAAACTTTCCCAATGCCCAATCTTAGTGAGCAATTTTATCCTTTGGCTAGACTCAAAGAGTTTAACCATAAACTTAGGACATTGCTCTGCTGAGCCGTCATCCATTTGTATCCACCATTTCGTACCTTCTTGATTCATTGTCTTAACTATACGTCTGTTATGCGTATCTAGGTAATGCGTCATTGCTAACTTTGTCATTGTTTTATTGCTTTAAATGTTTGCGACCACAATCCGAATCCTAATGCTCGGGCGTGCCATTCTGTTTCTGCCATCACGTAACCTAACGTGTTGGCTTGCCTGTCTACTATTCTAAATTTAGTCATAGGTTATCCCTTCTTTTTAATTCCTCTCGTATACCCTTAGCCAATTCAACATAAAACTCTCTAATATTGACTAGGTGTAGGTAAACGGTGTTGTTGTTTGTTACCGAACTATTTACTCCTAAAGTGTACATTGATTTATCAATATCTTGTACTGTTTCATCAAAGTATTTATAGGCAACCTTCAAGTCTTCTGTGTTATAATTGGTGCGCCAAAAACGTCTTATTAACCCACAAACACTAAATATGGACGTTTCATAAGACTTGTCTATAATTTTTTCTACATCTTTAAACAAATTCTCCATATCTATTAAATTGCTTTACAAATTATTAATTTTTTCTTTTTGTGAACTTTGCCGACTCCCAAATATTCGCCTACATCCTTACGATTAATACCAAAGTCCTCTAGTACATCAAAGTCGTAAACTTCGGGGCGTTGTATGTATTCAACGTATCCTTTAGGAACTTTTAACTGCGCCTTTTCAAATTTAATAACAAGCCTATCGAATTTTGCAGACTTGCCACCCTTGATGGTAGTGAACGTGTCGCACGTTCCCAAGCCTTTATGACTAAGGTACTTGACAGGAGTTTTGAAATGCGACGACACACGTCTATCGTTTCTGATACCGTCCGAGAATACCACTCGTACGTTACCGTTTGGCGTACCATACAAATATTGCATAGCCGTACGCCCTTTAAAGCTCGACTCATTCAAGTCGAAGACATCACTTGTTAGCATAGTATATAAATTTAGTACCCCATAGAAGATTCGAACTCCTATTTCACGGATGAAACCCGTGCGTCCTAACCATTAGACGAATGGGGCTTTTAGAGGAGAGCATACGCCCTCCCCTTGAAACTTTGGCTTGTCGCCTCCCTACTTTGCTTCCTTTTGTGCTAAATACTCCTTAAGCCATTGAACGTCCATAGCGTCAATAGTTCTCTCCACGGAATCCAGTACGTCATCACCGAAGTCTACAATACGGAAGTCCGTACAGAATTCGTCCATAGCAAACTTTAACTTTCGACTGAGGTTTTGGATTTGTTGGGGTGTGCGTAGACTATTAAACTTCAACTCGAAGCCTAGCGCGTCTAAACAATCCAACTTTTTAGAATTAAATACTACTTTCGTACCTGCTTGAATACGAATACTCAATGGCTTGTTAGCCTTCAAATAATGTTTGTTTTGCGACTTCGCACTTTTCACACGCTTGTGAATGTACGACGCTAAACTGTCAGATACTGCATTGATTTGAGCCTTAAGCTCAGTTTTTGGAATATCAAATTCCATACTACGTACCGTAGCATCTTGCGAAATTTCTACTGAAATCTTCATAATTGATAAAATTTAATGGTTTAGTGAGACCGACGGAATCGAACCGTCTCTCAAAACGTATTCACCTACGTAAAGAGTTACCACTTTTTTAACAGGACACAAGTGTCCCACAGCCTCCTCCAAAGCTCATTAAAAGTCCTTGTGTGTCGCCTCATTTATACGCCGTAAATTGCCCTGTCCCATACAGGCACACTTGTTACAGCCCACGTACCGTCGTGTTGGTTTGGATACACGTATCCTGTCCATTACAACGCTTCGCTTGTTTCGGTTACGTGTTGCCAAGGGTTGTCCTCTAGCTTCCACGCCTAAAGATTACGGAATCGAATACGGGTTTCCCCCCTACAAAATTAATCGTAGCATCGAAGTTTCATTCCGTGAGCAGTATATCCTACCGTCCGATAACCCCCGTATGGGGTTCGAATTTCGGGCTTACTCACAGCAGTCCTGAAGAAGCACAGCTTCTCGTTATCTCGTATATGTATATATTTTACCTTCCCGACCTGTAGGTCGGTTTCATTGGGGTTATATGTTTTTGTCTTCTACAAATCTACGTCATTACTTTCGATAAAACAAAACTTTTTTTTCGTTTCCATCATTTTTTTTTACTTCTTATTTATAACTACTTGTTTTTCAATTAGTTACAAGTAAAATTTTTTTTAATTTTTTTTCACTTTTTTTTTGGTTAAATTTTTTAGTTGGTTAACTGTCTGTTTTTCAAGTAGTTACAAGGGGAAACGTTTTTTTTGATGATAGTGGTGAAATGCTAACTTACTATAAATCAATTAGTTAGCTTTATTGGTTATTTGCAAGTTATTGATTATCAAGTAGTTAAGAGCAAAATACCTTTTTTTAATATAGAAACGCCCGCATGCGTATAATAAAAAAAATTAACATGACAAAATTTGTAAAAATATCTAAAACTCATTTTAAGCCATTTTAACGCACTTTTTTTAACTCTTGCTTATCCTAGTATTAAAAAACTTAGTTAATCGATTAGGCGCAAAATTGATATTTTTTTTTACGTTTTTCTTTTATATATCATTTTTTTTATTTATGGGCTTTTTAGCTCCTGTTTTTAGCTCCTGTTTTAGCTCTTGTTTTAGCTCCTGTTTTTCGTTTCCGTTTCCGTTACCGTTTCACACAATAAAACACTATTAACCTATTAAGAGAATAAGAAGCAAGAAACAACACGTTTTGAAATTTCCGTTTTTGGTGGGCAACAAATAAAGGGTTAAAAAATGATAACCTAACTGAAGCGAAATAAAAACAGATTAAAAAAAACGGTCAATTTGTTTAGGTTTTCGGCTTAATTGATAAACAATTTTGATTAATTGCCTAGTTTTCAAAGGGTTATGTTAAAAAGCCGTTTCTTATAATACTTATTATGTTAAATAGAAATACGGTTATTGAGTACTATATTACTATCACTATTATGGAAACGTTTTGTATTGTTATACTCCGCAAAGTATTGTAAACATTAGGGTATTGAGGAAACATTTTTTTAATGGGACCCAATTTTGAGCTGAAAAACACCCCACCGCCTTTCGATTCGCGCGCCAATGCAAATAATAAATATTATTACCCCCCTCGTGAGATTTATTCTAAAACCCTGCCCTGCTTACTTCTAGTCGATTTGGTTGTCGTAGTACATGTTTGAGATAAAGATGTCTTAGAAATGCCCTGTATGCGAAAGGGGTGGCGCTTCAAAAAGAGGGGTACTTATGGGGTGTTTGGGGTGGATATTGAGAAAAAACCGCTATATTTTGGGTTTAGTGTGAATAATTTTTAACTTAGTGTAAATAGAAATGCTATAAGGGTCTCTTATTTACAGTTATAGTTTTCTAAATTTTGCCGAAATGATAGATATAACGAAGGTTGAGGTGTGGATACCCTATGGTACGTATTGGGTGTCTTCTTTGGGTAGGATAAGGAATAAGCATGGAAAAGTCCTTACTACAGATAGCCGTTTTGTAAATTTGTCGGGCAAGATGCACAGAGTTAAGAATTTGGTAGCAAAGCTGTTCATGGACACTAAGAAGAACGACCGTGTTTATTGGATAGACCCTGATAAGGGTGATGGATTGGATAATTTGTACCTTAAGAGGGGTTAAAAATTTGCGTCGAGATGCTGCCGCATCTAGTTAAGATATGGAGAATTTGATAGTTATATACAGACCAAATGCCGATAAAGTTGAACCGCCAACAGTTGGGTTTGATGATTTGGTAGAGGTTGGAGATGCAACGAGTTACGAGAGGGATTTAGCGCACGATGTTAAAATGTTGTTAGAGGACCTTCCGTTTTAGTAAGTAAATTTTAAATAAATAGATATGAGTAAGTATTCATTAGTTGGTATTAAGCACAATGGCTATAACCAAACACTAGACAGCTACCACCCTCTTCACGACGGGATTGTAGTTAAGATGCACGAAGTTAAGGACGTTACTGATTCGGGTATATTGATTCCTGAAGAGGCTAAAAAAGGAGCTAGGTCTATCACAGAGGACGATTTAGCGTATGAGGTGTTAAAAGTCGGTCCTGAGTGTGTGAATGTGCGTCCCGGGGATTTTGTAATCTTGGGTCAGCAAACAGGATACCCTTTGATTATGAAAGATGATAAGGGGAACACGAAAGAGTATGCACAGATTTTCCAAAATTGGATTCTCGGTGTTTATAGAGATGGAGCCAAGCCTGAAGATTTTGTTGCTACAGAGGCTAAGGTAGAAGTCAATTCAACAACATTAGGACCATTAAACAAGTAAAGATGTATATAATTAATTATGTTTCGGGAGCTGTCAGGTGGACAGACGAGGTAAAACTGTCGGATATAGTGAACCTTATTAACGTTGGGGTCGTTATAACCCTTATAGACGTGAGCAAAAAAAAAGCGTTGCTTTTTAGTAAAGAAGAAAATGCTATTGGTTGGGTAGATATTCCTAAACAAGAAGATGTTGCTGAAGATGACTTAGAAAAGTTACGTGATTTTAACCAAGAAATTGTGGATTAGTAAATAACAATTTTTGTATATTAAGTTAATTGATATGTCTAAGAGCAAATATAAAAGAAGAATAATCAACGTAGTACACCCCGATGGTCGGGATATGACTATGAGGATTGTTTTTCGTAAGATAGAAGATTTTGTTTTTTTCCTAGATACTCACTTTGATAAAGGCTATAAAGTTAGAAAAGCCGAAAGAGTTTACGATATGCCTACGGTATATCTTACCAAGGAAAAGGATAAATCCTTATCTTGTGGCGTAAAATAAATCATTATGGCAAGGAATACATTAGCAGGTAAGAGAACGGGGCAGTCGAAGAGTGCAAGATATTACGCTGCTAATCCTGAAGCTAGAAAAAAGAAAGCCGAGTACGATAAGAGGTACAACAAGAAAAGGTCGGCAGTTAAGAAACGAGTTGAAGCGAATGCCTTTAACAGGAAAAATGGTACTTATGGAAATAAAGACGGATTAGACGCCTCCCATAAGTCAGGTGGTAAGGGATTTAGAGGTATGGAAAAAGCAAGTAAGAACAGGGCTAGGAATGGAAAGAATAGCACTGTAAGAAAACGAAAACGTACAACTAAAAAATAACTTATGGCTACCAAGAAAAAACCTGCAAAAGGTAAGAGATTTGTAAAAGTAGTTAAGACTAAATCAGGAAGAACAAGAAAAGTTTCTTATGGTCAAGCAGGTAAAGCTAAAAGCGGTGGAGATAGAATTCGTCCCGGAACTGCGAAAGGTGATGCTTACTGTGCTAGGTCTGCTAAGATTAAGAAGTGTAAAAAACCGCCTTGCGCTAACGCTCTATCAAGAAAAAAGTGGAAGTGTAGAGGCAAAAAGTCAATGAAGTAAGTCTAAGGACTATAAAACAAGAAACAAATGGAAAGAAAACAAGCAAGAGCGTTAGCTAGAATGGCTACCAAGGGTGAAGACCAAATCAGACAGGAAAAAATTTATCAATTAAATGATGAAAAAAGAAAATTCCTTTCTCTATCTCTACCGAAGAGATTAAAATATTTCTACGATAGCATTCCAACAAAGAAAGCTAAAAGGGTTTTTTGGTTTTTGCTAACACCTATTCTTCCAATGGTTATTGTTTACGCAATCATAAATATCTGTAAGCTAGATATTGCTTGGTCTTGGTCTAAACAAATGTTCCATACGGTTAAGAAATGATATTCAAAGTAGTTCACGGAAAAAAAATAAGAGAGGTAAACGACAGTATTGACGCTATACCTGAGTTTAAGAGTTGTAGCGACAAGGTTATGAAGTACATAGTTTTGATGTACGACTACTTCTCTCCTTACTCACGTCTTCCATTTGAACAAAGGAAGGAGCAAGTTCTAATTTCTTTAGAGTACATAAACAAATCCACTATAGGCACTTTCTTTAGCAGGCACAAAAATGTCCTTAAAAAAGGGATATCTAAGTATGTAGAGATTCAGTATGATGAGGATATGGAGTCCCTTATTGCTATGAAGGCACAAATGGATGAGTGGAGGGAGCAGTTAAAGAAAAAGAACAAGACAGACAGAGAAGAGGATAGGGCGATAAAGGTTTTCGATAAAATGCCGTCTCACGCAAAGAGAATAAAAGAGTTAGAGGAAATAGTCGGATACAGAGAGAAGTTTGAATCAGACGAAGAAGGAACGCCAAAAACAGCCTTAGAGCTGTATATGGAAACTAAAAAAATGAAAGATGAACTTTCAAGTTGATAAAGGTTGGAAGTATCAGTACTACGACCTGCCAAAAATAAAATCTGAAGAGGACATTGACAATTACGTTAATGAAGCCGAAAAATATTTTCCTCGTTGGACTAAAGGTCTTTACAAAAGACATTGGAATAACAATAAATTCTACGATAGCAAGGGTGTTCAAATAAAATTCTCTAACGACCTGCTTAAAAAAAAGTGGGAATTTGAACTTCTTCGTAGGTGTGAGCAAGGACACGATGGTATTCCGGGTAAGATGTACTTCTATTACCATTTCTGCTCTATAAAAAACATTTCAGGAGGATTCATTAGACCGGATTTTAGGGTTAGCGATATTATTTGGTATCATATACTAGAAAGCTGTGAGTGGGGTGAATACAATCAAGGACAAGGTATTATTTGCGTTAAGAGAAGGCGAGGAGGTTACTCTTGGAAACAAGCCGCTGATTCTTTACACGATGCTTTGTTCAAAGAAGGCTTTAGAGTTGGAATGACATCTAAAGATGAAACGTCAGCCAAAGATTTGATGACTAAGGTTTATCAGATGTATGAACGGCTACCAACATTCTTAAAACACCCATTCTCTTCTAAAACACAGGAAACGTTTGTACTTGCTAGAAAGGACGAGGACGCTTTAGGGCAAAGGACTTTATCCGGAAACGAATCTGAAATCTATTGTAAAGCTCCAACGGACTCTTGCTTTGAGGGAGAGCAGATAGGTAAGATGGTTGTTGATGAGGTAGGTAAGATTTCCAATATAGAAACCATTTGGTCTATGGGAGTCCCCACGCTTATGGAGGAAACGAAAAGAGTTGGTATTCCTGTTTTATTTGGTACAGCAGGAGAGCAAACAAAAGTTGGAGTAGGTCAAAAAGAGTTTTGGAAGAATTATGAGATATACGATTTAGTCAGATTCTTCTTTCCGGGTTGGGCAGGTCTTATGTCTCAAAAAGACGGAAACGACGATATTAAAGGCGCAGTTAAATGGATTCTTAAAGAAAGAGTTAAACTTGCCAAGCTTGATAACGCCAAAAAACTTTTAGAGTTTAAGCAACAGTATCCATTGTGGGCTGAAGAGGCTTTTATATCTAAAGGCGGTACAGGAATCGGTAACATGATTAAGATTTCCCAACAACTTAGTTCTTTGGAAGAAAAAGATTCTTTCAGTAAGATAGGAAGGTTTAGGTGGGGTAATCAAAGCGAACCTAAAGTTGTCTTTGAACCAAACAGTCATTACGATAAATCAGGTCAGTGTATTATCTATGAAGAGCCAAACTCTTCTTTGGAGTATGAGGCAGGTTGTGACCCCGCAGACCATGACTTTGTTCAGAAAGGAGCGTCTAAGTTATCTATGTATATTGGCTCCCATCAAAAAGGAACAAGACCTCCAAAGATAGTTTTTGGATATACTGATAGACCTGAAAGAGTCAATGATTACTACGAACAGTCCATTATGGCTTTGCTGTATTACAACTCCCCAAAGATACTCATAGAGAATAACAGGTTTGGAATGATTAAGTATTATGAAGACACAGGGTACTTGTACCTACTTAAGCCTGAGCCTGTTGCAATAAATAAGCTTAATAAGATACAGTCTAAACAATTAGGAGTAAGAAAAACCGTTCAATCTACAAGAGAAATGGAGAGGTGCATCAATCATTACACAGATGATTTTTGTGATTTAATACCCGACAAGGAACTACTTGAAGAATTTCTCGTATACGGAGAAAGCAATACTGACCGTGCTATCGCATTTGGTTGGCTATTAGTGTCTTTAGAGGATTCTTACCAAAAGAATTTTTCTAAAGAAGAGATAGCTAGGGCGCTTCCTAAGACTAGAATTAGGAAAATAAACGGCAGACTTGTTAGAGTTAAAAAGTAATTGTATATTGTAACGAATTTCTTTTTTGAAATTCCTCACTTGAAAAGGCTTTTACATAATGGGTAGATTCTCAGACGGGTACCCTGATTTATCTTTACCTGACTCAAAGAAAGACGAGCAGTGGCACAAAGATTTTATCAAAGGGATTATTAACGACGCTGTAGATGGGCGTTATGAGTTCTCTTATAGGACTATGCAAGAGTCTTATGATTTTTATGATGGAACCCAAACCACTGAAGAAGTAAACTTCCTACAAGAATCCGACAATGGCGACACTCTTCCTGCTATTTGGATTAATTACAACAAGATTAGAGTTAAAGTAGATACCCTTATTGGCGAGTTAAGTGCCAAAGGATTTCAAGTGCAAGCTAAAGCTATAAATAAAGACGCTATAGCTGAAAAGCTAAAAATAAGAAATCAAAAGCTAGGTAAAATTCATATTAAAGAAGACTTGGAAGAGTTAGAGTTTGCTTCGGGTTTGCCTACTGCTCCCGTGGAAAACCTGCCTGAGACTGAAGAGGAGCTTGATGATTTTATGGCTACCGAGTACAAAGGGAAGTCGGAATTAGTTATGGAGGCGGCTTTAAGATACTTAATCAGGAAGTACAAGTGGGAAATGGTTAGGTTAGACGTTTACAAAGATTTAATCATAACAGGTAGGTGTTTTGTTAAAACAGAAATAATAAACGGACTACCAACATACAGAAGAATTGACCCAAGATACATGGTCTTTGATGAAAGCTGTAAAGATGATTTCCTTTCAGACAGCACTCGATTCGGAGAGATACAATACATTCCATTAGCAGACGCTAAACAAATATATAACCTTACTAAAAAAGAAGTTGAAGAGATACAAAACGTAGGCTCAAGCGAAGTCAATAACTTTTTGAACAATAGCTCTGAAACAACCTTAGAATATGTCACCGGATCGGGCAGTGACATGAAGGTATTGGTTTTTCACGCAGAATGGCTTGATACTAAGAGGCTTAAGCGTAAAAAGTCAGTAGATAAATTCGGAAACGAACACTATAAAAAGGTTAAAGATAACTACAAAGGAAAAGATTGTGTCCAAAAGGATATTAAAGCTTGGAGAAAGGGTTCTCTTATAGGAGGTTGCGTGGTGCGGAATTTTGGTTTTAGGGAGAATATGCCAAGAAGTGTCGATGATATATACGACACAAAATCCTCCTACTCCTCGCTTTGTCATGGTTTTACCAATAACAAAAGCGTGTCTAAAGTTGACCTAATGAAGGGTCTTCAAAAGTTCAAGAATATAGCTCTGTATAACATGCAGTTAGCTATGAACAGAGCAGGCTCTAAAGGATTTATGTATGACATCTCTCAGATTCCTGAAGGGTGGAATATAGAAGAAGTACTTTATTACCTAAAGACTTCAGGTATAGGTGTTTACAATTCTAAAAAGGATGGAATTCATTCGCCCGGTCAAGCTTTTAATGAGTTTGACATGACTCTTTCTCAATCTATTGGTCAGTACATTACTTTTAGCCGAATGATTGACGAAGAGATGAATGAGGTTTCGGGTATTAATGCTGAAAGAATGGGTAACACTCCCGCCTCACAAGCCGTAGGTGTTACGCAGTCGGCAATAATGTCTTCACAAACATCTACAGAGCCAATGTTCTCTGCTTTTAACGCTTTTAGCGAAGAGATAATGAATAATCTTGCGGGTCTTGTAAAGATAACTTACGGACACGACAAGGATATTTTTGCTCCTATAATTGGGGATTCGGCTGTAGATTTTCTTAACAGTGATATTGACCTACACCTAAACGATTATGGTGTTTTCATAGAGGTCATTCCTCCTATGTTAAGTGAAGCTAGGCAGTTCCAAGAAATGCTAACTGCGGCTATCCAAACTAAAGAAATAAATATATCTGATGCTTTAGACTTTATAAGAGATTCTAAAGACGTAGATTATGCAATAAGAAAGTTAAAGAGAATTATAGATAAGAGAAATAAGGAACGACAGGGAGCTGAAATGCAAGCTATGCAACAGCAAGAGCAGGCAAGGGCGCAAAGCCAACAGCAAATGATGCAACAACAACAGCAAATGAAAATGGCTGAAGAACAAATGAAAGGTCAGAGACTTGCACAAAGCTCTGAACAAGGTCATCAAAACAGGATGAAAGAGACTGTATTAAAAGAACGTTTAAAAGGATAACATTATGCCGGACCCAAAAACAGTAGCCGCTAAAAGGAAAGCGCTAGCAAAAAAAAGAGAAGCCAAGAAAAGAGAAGAGGCTAAGAAAAAAGCTTTGAGAGACAAACAGAAAGCTATTAAGTCAAAGCAGAAGAAGAACGAGATGGGTACAAAACAAAAATCTACAACAAAAACTGTAGCCCAAAAAAAACAAATAGCTAAAAAAAGAGCTGCTGCTTCTGACAATAAAATACCGGGACCAAGTAAAACAGGGGTAAGAGGACATCGGACAAGAGCATCTTATCAAGAGGCTTTGAAAAAGAAGAAAATGGCTGAAGCTAAAGCCAAAGCTAAAAAGAAAGCTGTTACTGAAGCTAAAAAATATAAAGTATCCCAACCTGACAAGCCTAAACCAAAAAAGACTGTAGCTCAAAAACAACAGATTGCTAAGAAAAGGGCTGCTGCTGCTAACAATAAAATTCCGGGACCAAGTAAAACAGGGGTAAAGTCAACAAGAACTAATTTTGTAGGAAATACTACTAGGACGACTTATCAAGAGGCTTTGAAAAAGAAGAGAATGGCTGAAGCAAAAGCTAGAGCTAAAAAGAAAAAAACAGGAAATAAATAGTAAGAAAAAAGCAATAATTAAAAAACGATAAGCTATGCCCGGAGGAGTTAATTATAAAAAACCTGAAAAGAAAAAAACCACAACCAAGAAGGTTGTAGCTAAGAAGGTTGTAGCTAAGGCTAAGAAGGTTGTAGCTAAGAAGCCTGTAGCTAAGAAGCCTGTAGCTAAGAAGCCTGTAGCTAAGGCTAAGAAGGTTGTAGCTAAGGCTAAGAAGGTTGTAGCTAAGAAGCCTGTAATTAAGAAACAAACTTTCAGAAATGCCTTTTCTACAGCTAGGAAAAGCGGGAAGAAGACCTTCATGTACAACGGTAAGAGGTACACCACTCAAACCGCTGAAGAGAAAGCATTAAAAATGACTGATAAGCAGTTAGAAAAAGCAAGGAATGATGCTTATTTTGACGCTAAATGGAAGACTAAAAAAGTTAAGGGTAAGTACGGTGGTACTGATACAAAAATGTTTGCAAGTAAGTCTCATAACGAGATAAGTGAATCTTATACTAATGAGAAAACTCACAGAATAGGAGATAAGATTACTAAAAAAGGACTTGACGTTACTAAATATAAAGACCGTATGAAAGCAAATATCAAAGGAGCTGCTTTCGGAACTAAAAGACCAAATAGATTAAAGAAGAAAAAGAAATAGTCAATAAATAATAAGTAAAATGGAAAAGAAAGCAACAACTAAAAAGAAAGTAACAAGTAAGAAAAAATCAACTATTAAAGTTGGTGGAGAAACTGTAGATACATCTAAAGGTGTGGCGGCAGGAGTTAAGAAAGCAATTAAAAAGAAAGCAACTAAATCTGTTTCGGCAGACCCAAAAGCTAATGTTGGTCAACCAAAAGAGCAAGTGTCAATAATAACACATGTTGCTCAACAACCAAGTAAGAGTATGAGGTCCGCTAACGCTTACATAGAGCGTCAGAAGGCTAAAAGAAACAAAAAATAGTTGCAACGCATAAGTAATAATTTGTATATTTAAAACGGATAATAATGGAACAAAGTGAAAATCCGATTGCGGATATGCTTGCAAAGCAAGGCTCCAATGTTGAGTCAAACGCTTCACAAGAAACGCAATCACAAGAAACCTCAGCTCAAGAAGAGCAGTCAAGTAACCAAGAAACTTCAGAAGCTAGTTCGCAAGAACCTCAAGAAACACAAGAAACACAAGAGGCTCAAGAACAGCCAAAGAACGAAGAATCCACTCAAGAATTAGATAACAGCAACGCTGAAAATTCTATCGAGGACAATAATTCTCAAAATGAGGAGTCTGATGATAGTGGAAGTTCTGACGGTATTGAAGAAAAAAATTGGTGGGATGACGACAGCGAGGGCGCTACAACTACTAACGAAGAAACCTCCTCGGTTGACTATTCAACTTTAAGCAAAGCTTTAGGAATAGAATCAGGAAGAGAGGGAGACATTGTTAAGGAGTTTGAAACTATTCGTCAGCAAAACGAGGAGTACAAGCAGAAGGTTGAAGAACTTTCTAAGGAACCTCAGTTTGCAGATGAAAGACTTGCTCAAGCTAACGAAATCGCTAAGAACGGTGGGGATTATCAAGAATTTTTAGGATTAAGCCAAACCGATTGGAGTTTAGTTGGAGACGACGAGCTAATAGCCGCTATTCAACTTAAACCTGTTTTTGGTGATGATGTTGAAAACATGAATAAGTATATGGCAGATATGGACCCTGTACAAAAAAGGCTCCAAGCTGACCAAATTAGAACCCAACTCAATCAAGAGCAACAACAGGCGATGGACAAGATTAGACAGGACGCTGCTAAGAAAAAAATCGACACTGATGCTAAGATTCGTTCTTCTTTAGATTCTATTGACTCTCTTTATGGAGTTAAGTTGACATCAGGAAAGAAGAAGAGTTTATATGATGAACTCACTACCGGAAACTTTATGAAAAACTTGTTTTACACAGACGGCAAGCCTGACCATAAACGCATGGTTGAAAACGCCTATCTGTTGTCGAACATAAAAGAGATAATGAAAGTTAATATTTCAAGAGCCACTAATAAGGGGAAAAAAGAAGTCTTCGATGAAGCTTCTAATCCACAGGTAAGAAGTAATAACGGACAGTTTGTAGCTCCAACGAAAAAAGAGACCACAGCGTTTGGAGATTATTTCAACGATTTGAAAAAGGGTGGTCCAAAATAATTTATTAATTAAAATTTTTTAATCATGGCATTTGGAAATCCAAGTCAAGGACAAATTGACGCTATATCAACAGGTAAAGCGGCAAAATCAACCTCTCAAGCTGCTGACGTAAGAATCGGTAGAGGAGAAGGTGGTTATATTTTCGCATCAGGTATTTTAGAGCCTGAGCATTCAGACTTTTTATCTTATCAGTATCCTCAGTATTTAGCTACTGCTATCCTTGAGAGAATTGGTAGATACGAAGGAATCGGACAAGATGTATTTTCTTGGTCTGAAATGGACAGAACTCGTTTAGGAGCAACAATTACTGAAATTAGTACTTTATCAGGAGCTAATGCAGCCTCTGTTACTGTTTCAACAGACTTCACAGCAGCGGCTGCCGGAGATGGTTACTTCCTAGTAGGAGATACTGTTAGAAGTGAAACAGGTACTTCTTTTAGAGTTACTAATGTTGCTGAAGCAGGTGGTGTTCAGACTATTACCATAACTAAAGTTAATTATGATGCTTCGGTAGGCTCAACTAACATTAACCCATCAGGGGTTGAAGATATTGCTAACGGAGACCAAATTGGACATATCGGAAGTGTTTTCGGAGAGTACTCTGACGCACCACAAGGTCGTCTTTACTTACCGAACGAAAGATACAACCAATTACAGGTTACAAGACGTTCTACTTACATTTCAGGTAAAGCACTTACTAACAGAACTTACTTAAACGGTGGTAAATCTTGGGCTTACGAGCAAGAGTTAATCGAAATGGATGAGTTCGCTAGAGATAGAGAGAACACTATTATGTTCGAGCATCTTTCTGCAAGTGGAACTGATACTCAAACTACTGAGGGTATTGTTACTGCAATCCTTAAAGCAAGTGGAGGTATTACTTCTCAGTATGCAGGTGGTGTTAATGAAGCTGCTATTCAGGCTCACATTACTGCATTGAGAATTTCTTCTCCTGCAACTGAGTATGTTGTTTTCTGTGGAATGGAGTTTTTGTCTGATGCACACGCTGCATTAAAGGAGTACCATACAGGAGGAGCTATTAACTATGGTTCTTTTGGAAGCGCAAACATGGTTGGTATTTCATTAAACGCATACAAATTTATGGATTGTACAATTCACTTTGTACACTACCCAACGTTTGATGATGCTCAAACTTTACCTCACACAGGTGACCCTACAGCAACTAAAATCAATTATTCTAACTTCTCATTGTGGCTAAACCTTGGTTCTCAAAGAGGAAATAAATTAATTTCTCTTAAGTACAAGGAGCTTGATGGTCAGCAAAGAAAGTTCATGTATAAGTATGAAGACGGAATGATGGGCGATACTGCTAAGGTAGCTAACGGAAAAGATGGTGTTGCAACTCACATGTTGTCAGACATCGCTGTTTGTGTTAGAAACTTAAATCAGCACGGAGCGCTTTACTCTATTAGTGCATAATTTTTCCATAATTGTTAGGGGGGAGGGTTCTGCTCTCCCTCTTTTTTAAGTAATAATAAGAAACACAAAAAAAAATAAGAAATGTCACAAAGAAAGATTAAGAAAAGATTTGCAAAATTTGTATTGCACGAGCCAAGAACAGCGTTATGGCAATTTACTGCTAAATATAACGACGAAAATGGCGAAGAACAAAAGCTAGTTGTGGACAAAAGAGACGGTAGGGATGTCCTTGCATTAATAAAATTTCCTGCCGGTAAAAGAATGATTACCATTCCTTTAAACAAAAAAGATGTTGAAGGAAGAAGTTTTGTTGAGTTCCTTAAAAACTCTCCGTATTGTAAAGGAAGTCCTATCTGTGATAGAGAGGGAATGTTTTACGAATACAACCTTAAGAGAGACGCTAAGGTAGCGATAGAGGAAACTAAAGAAAGAAATAAAGCAGAAAATTATGCTCTTGAGCTTTATGGCACAGGAGATAAACTAAAACAAATGGCTCTATACGTTGGTTGTTTTGATGAAGACCCGGAGGTTCAGCATGCTACAGTTTTGGAATATGCTAGGCTACAGTATAGAGATTTTAACGATAAAGCAGATACTCCTGAAATTGCAAACACTGCTGTTTTTAAGGAGGCACTAAATAAAGGAGTTATACTAAAGAAAGGATTTTTGTTTGAGGCAAACCTCAACAAGACTAAAGTATCTTTAGGCAATAGCGAACCTAAGTCTATTGCGAAAATCGCATCAGACGACACCTTGAGAGAGGCGATATTAAGTAGAATAGAAGAAGTATAAAAAATTTTTAACATGTCAACATACAGTTCAAAGTCTTGGTTAGACCCGAGTAAAAACACAGTAGCGCAAAACAAAGGAATGGAGTTAAGCAGAGTTAAGCCTGTACTCCTTGTAGGAACAGATGGGGAACCATACAACTCAAGCTCAGGAGGTGGAAGTGGTTCAACAAGCGTTGTTAGTAGTGTAGCTTCTAGCACATCTTCTGTAGAGCTGTTAGCGTCTGCTAGCGGAAGAATCGAGGGTGTGATTCAAAACGATAGCACTGCTGTACTGTATGTTAAGTTTGGAACCGCAGCTACATCTTCAAGTTTTACTATTAGCCTAGACCCTCAAGAAGCTGTTGTTATAGATAAATACAATGGTGTTGTTCATGGGACTTGGGCTTCTGTAAATGGAAACGCTAGGGTTACTGTTATTACATCTTAAAATACATTTTTATGAAAAAGATAGGAAGGTATATTTCTAAAATTGAAAAAGGGGTTGCTAATGGTGTTGCTCAACTTGATGGTACAGGCAAGGTCCCCTCTGCACAGCTATCCTCGACGACTCCCGCTTTAAATGACGGAGAGATATATGTAGGAGACGCTTCAAACGCTGCTCAATCAGTAGCTATGAGTGGAGACACTGCAATTACTAATGCGGGTGCAGTAACAATACAAGCTGATGCTGTTACATACGACAAGATGCAAGATACCACTCAAGCAGCTTTATTGGGTAATCAAGCAGGTGCAGGTTCAGTATCAGAAATTCCAATAGTTGAACAGTATTTATCAGCGGGAGCAACAGCAACTTTGTTGGAAACAACTTCTAATTGGGATGTAAATGGAGTTTATACAGGAGCGTCAATAACAGGAACGTATCAAGGTCAAGCACATGTCAACGCTAACTATTGGTTTACAGCAGTGGATGATAATGTTTGGATAAGATTAATTAGAGGATAAAATTATGCCGGTAATATTAAGTAAACAAAGGATAATTTCAACAACTCCAACTCCAAGACAAACTTGGACAAGACCGACTGAGTGGTTGGACATGCCCGATTTAAGTCAAGGAGACGAGAAAGTTCACATGCTTGTTAAAGTTTATGAGAAAGGAAGTAACTTTATTATTTTTAAATTTAGAGGTGACTACCAAGTAGATTGGGGTGATGGAACTACTGTAACCACTCACGCAGATAACACGGATGCGGAGCATGACTATGATTGGGCAAATGCTCCCTCAAGTTCATTAACAAGCGGAGGCTATAGGCAAGTAATACTAACTGTTACAGCTCAAGGAGGTTCTACTTTAACACAATTCATTAGACCATCTTCACCTTATGCTCATTCAAACGATGTATATAGAGGTTTTGGAAATGGAAATGTTTTAAGTGTTAAAATAGCAGGTACAGCTTTTACACACATGAACTTAGGTATGTGGACTTGGATTGCCTTAGAAGAATTTGAATATGTAGGAACAGCACCAAACCTATCAAACGTAAGCAATTGCTTCACAAGTTGTAATAATTTAAAAAAGATTAATCAATGGAATACATCGGCAGTTACAAATTTTGCTAATGTTTTTCAAAATTGCTACTCTTTATTAGAAGTGCCTCCATTAGACACAAGTAGTGCTACTAATGTTACATACATGTACTATAATTGTTTTTCAATAGATTATATACCACCAATGGATGTTTCATCTTCAACTAATTTGACATATACATTTAACACTTGTAGGAGTTTAAATAATAATCCCATATCTAATTATAGTGGTATTACAAATATGACAGCAACATATTCCAATACAAGACTTAAAACATTTGACGCTAGTTTACCAAATGTAACAGGTATGCACCTTTGTTTTGACGGCTGTAGCGATTTGGAAGTAGTAAACATTACAGCAGGCACAGGTGTTCTTACTACTATGAGTTATACATTTAGGAATTGTGTTAATATAAAAGAAATAAAGCCATTTGACACATCAGGGGTCACTAGTTTTCTATGGTGTTTTTCAGCAATAAAAACTCAATGTGATTTTACTTGGGTAGACACATCAAGCACACAAAATTTTGAATCAATGTTTGAAGGAAGTTATTTAACAGATGCAAGTTTTCTTAATGTTACATCAAATGCCACAAACTTAACAGAGGTATTTCAGAATTGTACTAAGTTGAAAAAAACTCCTGCATCTTTTGACTGTACTAATGTTACAACAATTAAAGGTTTATTTGCTTATTGTTATCTATTGGAGGATTTTCCTACTTTAAACAACACAGGGAATATTACAGATACTTATAATACATTTGCTTATTGTAAAGGGTTAGAAGTTGCACCACCTATTGCTGGAACTTTAACGAGTTGCAGGGCGATGTTTTCAGGTGCAGTAAATGTGGCTACAATTCCTGCTTATGATTTAAGTGGGGTTACTACATATCCTAATGGGTATCAATTTGCACTATCGGCAAATAATATAAGAGAATCATTAGTCACAGGAATAACCTCAAGACATAGCTATCAAAATTGTAGTATGGCTCAAGCTGAACTAGTAACAGTATTTAATAACTTAGGAACGGCAAATGGTTCACAAACAATTTATGTAGACAAAAATCCAGGCTCAGCAGATTTAACTGCAAGTGATTTATTAATAGCCACTAATAAAGGTTGGACAGTAGTAAGTTAATTAAAAAGATTATGTTTTATAAATACGAAGAAGATTTTAATGAGTGGCACACAGGGAATAAGATTTCATTTCCTGATGGAGTTACTTTATCTGTTGATAATAAAATAGAAAAAGATGGTTGGAAGTGGTACGATACACCACCTGCAGAATATACAGAATGGTTAGAACAACAAAATAATTAAGATATGAGTGCAACACCAAATATAAACCCTGCAAAAGTAATAGGTGGAGTACGCCCATCTCTTACTAAAACAATAGTTCTTGAAGCTCCAGCAGATGCAGATTACATTCCTATATTTAGAACAGATGTAGCAATTACTATTGTAGAAGCTAAAGGAGCACTAATGGATACAGGAGATGTTGATATTAGATTATACCATGATACTGACTTAGCCAACACTTCTCCTACAGCAATAGGAGCATCTACTACGCTAACAACTACAACTGAAGCAGCTGTAGACATATCAACAGATGCAACAATACCAGCTGACAGTTGGATAATTTTAGATATTGGGACAGTGGCAACACCACAAACAACAGTGGTAAACATAAGATATACAGAGGACTAAAATGAAGACTATAATTAGAAAAATAGAATTAGAAGGGGAGGGTCTTAAGCATACAGATGTTGGGTACACAACTAGCTCGTCAATAGTAGACTCTATTAACGAACAGTATGATATTACATTAGGTGGGTTTCTAGCAGAGCGAAGAACAAAAATACAGAAAGGTGAAGTATCAATAAATGTTTTTTTTACTACTACTCCATTTGTGTATGAAGCAAGAGTAGAGGTGGATACTATTAATGGTTTAGGTCTTAGCAAAATCACAGATATAAACGATTTATAATATGGCGGCTCCTACTAAGGGAAATACAACAAATGGGAACCCAACACCAGGGGCTAGTAGTCACACTATTTCTCATACTCAAAATACAGGAAACGATAGGCTTTTAGTTGTTCAACTTACTATGAGTAACGCACGTAGTTATTCAGGCTGTACGTATGGTGGACAAGCAATGACGCAACTGTACACTATTAACAGAGGAGGTTTAAGTCAAAGAATGGCTTTCTATTATTTAGAAGACCCTCCAACAGGGGCTAACGACATTGTAATTAGTTTCAATAATTCTGTATGGAATCCAATATCTATACACGCTAGAAGTTTTACTGACTCAGGAGGAGTAGGAGCGTCTGCAAAAACAGGAGGGACAGCAACACCTCATACGCAAAATTTAACCGTTGAAGAAGATTCATTGATCATGATTACTTCGTGTTGTGTAAATGTTATTCTTACTCAACAGATACCTGACGGAACTACTCGAACTTTTACTACGCACAACACAAACAGGCAGGTAGCAACGGGTGCTATATCTGCTGATGCTGGACACAGTGCTGGAACGATAGATTTAAGAGCAACCGCTACAACTGGTAACTTAACGCTAGATAGAATAGAAATAAAAGGTTTATCGAGTAGTAGCAGAAGGATTATTGTTGTATAGTATAACATAAACAATATTTGTGACGTAGAAAAATACAAACCCGTTTACTTGGTAGTAATGTTATAAACAATTATTTTTAGCAAAATCAATAAAATGGGGTTTATTTTACTCACTGTAACAAATGTATCTAGCGATGTATCCGTAACCGATATGAGTTTACCTATAATGGTTGTAGCAGAGCTTGTTGTTTTCGTTGGTTTGCTAGTAGGAATATGGAGTACTCTGAAAAATAAAACAGCTATGAATGCAAAACTATACAGTGAGCTAAAAGAGAAACTAAATACTCATATGGCAGATTCAGAAAGACAAATCAATAGCTTGAGACAGAACCATAGCGAGGCGTATTCAAAGTTAGAAAACAAAATATCAGGTTTAGAAAAAGAGGTAGGAAGCATTGCAATCGGGATAGCAAACATAGAAGGATTTATGAAAGCAATGTCCGCAAAATCTAAAAACAATAACAACTCTTGTTAATATGAGATACGGAAGTAGAAAAACATCAGAGAAAGGTAGTTCATCATCTAAAAAGGTAAACTACGGAACTAGAAAGGGAAGCCAAGGAACCAAGAAGGGGTCTAGTAAAAAGTATAAATAAAATTCATATATTTATAACAAACAAAAAGTAAAGAGAAATGAAGAAAGTGTTACGAATGAAAAACATCGAAGTAATTGGATTGGCAGAGTGCTTAAACGCTCTATGTGACAACGGTGTAAATCTAAGACCAAAGACATGGTACACCCTAGCTAACAACAGGCAGACATTAATTAATCAAGGAAAGATTATTGATGAGGGTATTAAAAATATTCAAGAAAAGTACAAGGAAACTAACGAAGAAGGTAAGGATATTATACCAGAAACTTCTGTACCTGATTTTCATGCGGATAGAAATGAGTTAATGGAAATGGAAGTAGAATTAAGTTTCTACCAAATAGACATGAAGGATATTGAAAAGGATATGCCTAAAATGAAAGGCGTTAAAAACCTATACATCTTCTTCGACTACATTGTTTCCTCTAGTAAAGAACTACAAGAAGCTTAATTATGGCCTTAGATATTAGCAAAATAAATCAAGTATCTTTTCCTGATGATCAATACTATAGATCTGTTGTGGAAAAGAATCAGATTGTAATCCATCATACTGTATCAGGACACGGAATTAATGGTGATGTTAACCACTGGAAAGCTTCTGAAGCTAGAGTTGCTACATCTTTGATTATCGACAGAAAGGGTGATATACATCAGTGTTTTTCAACAAAGTATTATGCTCATCATTTAGGTATTAAGAGAGGATTCATACTTGAGCAAAAAACTACCAAAAGCAATTTAGAGCTAAATCAAAAAAGCATTGCTATTGAGCTAGACTCTTACGGAGGTTTAGAGAAAAAGGGTAGTAAGTACATTACAGTTTATGGTAACGAAGTGCCTGCTAAATCTGTTGTATCATACAAGGAGAAGTATAGAGGGTATAAGTACTACGAAAAGTACACAGATAAGCAGATAGCTGCGTTAAAGGATGTGTTAGAGTATCTGACTAAAAAGTACGATATACCTTTTGAGTACAAAGAAGATATGTGGGATGTATCTAAAGATGCTTTAAATGGCGTTAGCGGAATCTATTCACACACATCGTATAGAGCAGACAAATCAGACTGTCATCCACAACCAGAGTTAATCTCTATGATTAAGGGTGAAAAGAAAAAGACTTCATCTCCTGCAAAGAAAAGGAGTGTCGAAAAAAAGACATCGATAAAGTTAAAAACTCAATCGAATGGAGCAGTCAAAAAGAAAGCTACCAAAAAAACTAACAAAAAGTAAGAGGTTTTGGTTTAGCGTTTTTGCATTTATTGTGAATGCATTAATGTTCTCAATATTAGTCATAAAAGATAATGATCCGGTATCAGTAGGTACTGGGTTGTCTATGCTGAACACACCTGTTTATGTTTATGTTTTTGGGGAATCCTGGAAACCATCAAGTAAAGCTGAAAAAGATGAAAATGTTTAAAGGAGGAGGTTGCAATTGTGGTGGAAGCAGACCAAGGCCAAGACCAAAGCCGTATGGGAAAGCGTATTAGAGAAGTTATAATCTTGGCATTATTAATTGTATTGATTATGCTAGGCGTAGATTCGTGCAAGAACAAATCAAAGATGTACGAACAAGCAACTGCTATAAACAATTACCAGGATACAATACTGAGATACTCTGACAGAGAGGGGGAGCTTGTCGATTACAATAAATCTTTAAAATTAAACTTAAAAGTTGCCTTGGAGAATGTGGATGGACTTAAGGGGGATTTGAAGAGATTAAAACTAAAGAAACCTAAAGTAATTGTAAAGTACAAGAACACAGTAAGAATAGATTCAGTAGAAGTGGAGCACGAAATTATCCTTCCTTGTGATGAGTTTAGTTACGCATTCAATGTAGACAGCTCTAATTACTCGATTACAGGGCTTCTAACGGACAAAAAACTTTCCTTTGATAGAATATCTATACCAAACAATCAAACCTTTATTGTAGCCGACAAGAGAGAGAAGTGGTATAAGTCAAAACAATATGTTGTTGTAGTTGACAACTCTAACCCATATGTCGTTTCTAGCGGGCTTCAGTCATACACAATAACACCAAGAAAGAAACCACATGAAAAGTGGTATACTAAGCTTGGAGCAGGCTTTGTTCTCGGTGTATTATTTAGCAATTCTATAAAATAGAAAAGAAGCTCCAGATCCAGCACATGCGTATGCAAATAATTTACCTGTAGATTGAAGACAAGTAAATTCGATACCCATAAAAAAATACATTACTATACCCATCCAGAATCCAAAACACAAAGGACAGTTTACTAACTGACCAAAGAAGTATTGAATCCTTTGTTTTTTAGTTGGCTTGAATTCAGGAGTTTCTACCTTCTCCCATGTTTCATCATCTAATGATATAAAATCTCTGACACCTTTAAATAGGCTAGAATATGTTACTATAAACGTACCACCTGCAGTGGCAAACAAAAACAATATAAGTTCACTCATTACTCTTTACTCTTTAGTTATTTTTATGACTTGTAAGTCTGATTTTTTTGATTGTAGTTATCTAATGAACCACCTTCATAATTGTTCGGATCTTCGTACAATTCCATTAGTCTACTAACCGCTTCACTTGCTCCTTCGTAAACTTCCTTTTTTTCTCCAATGTATTTTTCACCATCGTAAGAATCCATAGATGATTTTTCGTAACAATCGTACTTGATAATGAAGCCATTCTTAGCAGGCTCCATTTTGAGGTTTTTAAATTTAGCCATAATATTTAATTAGATATCCAATTACTAATGTCATCAACTGCAACCTGTAATCCTGCAGCTGTTGCAGCCCAAGTTCCTTTTCCTACTACATCCTGTATGTCAAACTGTAATAATTCATCTTCACCTTTTTTGATAGTGATAAGAAAAGAAGTGCTTCTCTTAACTAAAGGGGAAGCGATATTCTTGTTTACAATGTTGTGATGAACTGAAAGACCATTCTTGTTTAATGTATTCCAGTTGGTGTTGTCGCTGCTCCATGCTATAGCTTTAGTCCATGTCGCATCTACCGTTGCTCCGTTATCTATGTACATAATAATTAAGTTTTGCTTATAAGAATATTGTATTTCAAACCAAATTTCTCACAAGTCTTTTTTAATACAGTATGAGCGTGTGATGTCGCCCCCTTTTCACTTTTCTCTATAGTGTCTACCTTGATGTATATTGCCCTAGACAATTGCATAGGTGTCATTTTTAGGTGCTCTTCTCTAATCAGTTTAAGCAACTGAGGCATTTCGTTAATGTTTGCCTCAACCCAAAACTCTTTCTCGTTTGCCATTTACTCCTGTTTGTATATCTAACTCTTCTACGGTGTTGTCTACAATTAGTTTTCTCTTCTTCCTTCCGTCTTTTTCCGGTTCTCTTAAAAACACCGCAGTCAAATCTTTGTCACTATCACGCATCTTCCATCTTCTGTAATGAGATATCTCTGTTGTATTCCATCTCTCTGGCTCCAGCACCTTTCCGTTCTCATCAGTTATTCTCAGTGTGACAAACTTGCTCATTTACTACGTCTTTAAACAAATATAATAAAAAAACCAAGAGATGGCTTTCTTAAATAAAGACATAAAAAAAGAGGATTTCTCCTCTTTAAGTCTAGTGTCTACCTTTGTTTTAGAACGGGAGATCATCAGAATCAGTGGCAGAAGCAGGTTGTGCGGCTTGTACGTCTTCTTGCTTTTGTCTGCGTTGCTCTTCAGTCTCAAACTCACTCATCTTCCCTGCAACAAACTTTCCTGACTTACCATTCTTGCTCCACTCTTTCATCCATCCTGCTAACCTCATTTTGGTTCCGTCTCCCAAGATAATATGTCCTGTGTAGTCTGGTTGATTTCCTGTCTTTTCTCTGTTCTCAAACATTATGAACTGCATTGGTTCATCTTTCTCATGTGCCATAATTACTAAATTAAATTGTTACTTATTTTAATTACTAAATCGTCTACCTTTTTATTGGTGTTAGGTAGAAAAACCAAATCTTTATTTCCTTCTTGATAGATCTTGTATTTAAGAAGTTTAAATTTATTGTTTGCATCAGGTGTTACTACACCTTTTGTATCGATGTAAAGCTTAATATCATTATACGGAACAACAAAATCAACCTTCATGTAAATCTGCCTTACAGTTGTATTAGTGGCATCTTTAAAACCTGGAGAGAGAATAACCTTATATTGCATTTCAAAAGGGATGTTATGCGTTTTAAACATTTGATACATCCTTAATTCTCTTTTTGAATCGAATAAAACACCATCAAACAATACTTTCTTTGCATTGTATTTATTCTTTTTCTTTCCTCCTTTCCAGCTGTTGTAGCTCATCTTTACTCATGTACTCTGGTGCTTGAGATAAAGATAATGTTTTTACAAATTCTATCTTAATTATTTTTAATGTGTTTTGCTCTAATTTAGATTGATATTTATCCTTCCCATACCTTTCTTTGTATGCCCTGTTTAAGAACGCTTTATTCTGCATTATCTTAATTCGATCATGACCAACCACAAGTACGTTTTTTAACACAGCAACAGTAGGTTTAAGGTTTTCTTTTGACTTTGGTCTCCCACGCCCAACGTGTTGCTCATGGACAGTCCACTTGCTTAGACGAATCATTCTATGAGGGTATTTTTTCTCTAAATCGTTTATGTAATCTTGTTGACTAAATACTGAATCTTGCATTACCACTTTACTTTGTCAGCCCAATATGCAGCAGACATCTTACCTTTTCGTATGTTCTTTGCGTGTCTTGCCTTAAATGATTTTTTTCTAGCTTTTTCTTTTTCGCTCTTAGGGTTTTTCCCCGCACCGCTTACACCTTGCTGTCCAAACCTTATAACTTTAGTTTTATCTCCTTCTTTTGCAACTACGACGTGAGATTTTTTGGGATGACTAGGTGTTCTTTTTGGCTTATTATATCCACTTAAGTTTAGTTTTCTTAAAGCGGCTTTCCCTCTTTCAGACATAATGTTCTTTTTGTTAGTGTGTAATAAATATACAGAAATTAAAGATATAGCATCTTCATTCTAGATATCATTCTTTCCATTTCGATGTTATAAAAATCATCAAAACTCTCCATTGGCTTCCCTTTACTTTCCCAAGCAATATAAAGAATATTACGCATCCTTTGCCTTTTTGTTTTACCATTAACTAACTCTTCCGCATCTATCTTAGTTTCTTGTAATGCCTTTATCTGTTCCGAGTTTATTTCGTTGTCAGACAAGTGAAACTTAATATAATTGTTAGCCATCTTATATAGTGTGGCAGCGTCTTCAGCAGACATTTCTCCAGTTTGTATTACGATCTTACAGGTATTGTCTTTTAACGTCCTGAAAGAGTCTACGATTCCATCTTTTACGATATTCATATCTTTCAGGTTGTTTATAATTCGTACTTGTGTTTCTCTATTTTACGCTTTGCTAGAAGGTTCCTGACTTGAACAAAATTGTTTTGCTCTGTTGCCAACTCTATTTCTGAAACAAGATTTTTATAGTTGTTTAGTATTTGATTTAGCAGATACGCTTCATCTGTCTTGTCACGTAAGTGTTTGAATAATTCGTCTTTCTCTTTTCCCATTTCTATAAATTTTAACATTATTGTAAAAGCAACCTTCGGTAGTCGCTCAAGCTCGTTTACAAGGGCGTTAGTATTCATTTATTAAATCTTTTAATCTTGATTTAATCTCATCTATTTCAGCACCTTCAATTTCTTCTTCAAATTTTTTTAAAACAAACGAAATCCTAACACTAAATAAATCCAATAACTCTTTGGTGCATTGGTTTACTTCGGTATTAGTTAAAATTGTCTTAAATAATATTTCAACTATTTTTTCTTCCATCGTTACAGTATTTATTTTTAATATTGTACGCAATTATTTAGGAAACCATTCAGTTATTTCTGTATCAACATATTCTTGTCCACCAACTGCATTTATCATGTCATTAGTGTGAGCTACTGCTTCATTGTATCTAATAAACACTTGGTCATCAGAGGTTGCGTAAAAACTCGAAAATTGTTGTCCAAGTCCTGTTTCGAAAACCTCATTAGCTTTTTCTTGTGTCATTTTTATAAGTTTAACTTTGTTATACAAAAGTGTCCCAACACCAGATAGGAGTTTTTTCACCAACATAAGAGCCGCTCACATTGTAAGTAAAATGCTCTAAAGCATCCTCTTCTGTCATCTCTATCTTTAGTATTTCAATACATTTTGCTACAGAGTATATTAACCTCATTTCGTTTTCTTCGACACCAATTACAGCGTCATCAAACCCATCCGCTTTTAAGAATTCATCCTCATAATATTGCTCTATAATTTGCTCTAACATTTCTCTTTTTCTTTTATGACTGCAACCAATTCCTCTAAAAGTTTAACCTGTGCCTCTTCATGGCTTTTGCAATATGGGTATCTAGTTGTATCCTTTGGTCTATGGTAAACTCCATTAGCGTAAATCTTATAACCATACTCTTTCCCGGACTGTTCAATCCATGCAACATATCCCCATTTTTCTCTAAACCAATTAAATACTTCACAGTAAGTTACATTGTCATAATACCCTAATTGTCTTACAGCAGATAGTTCTTCAGAAGTTATTACGTCACTCATTTTTATGTTGTTTAAAAAACCCCCTCAATTAATGAGGGAGTCTTAATTAATCTAAATTGCTATCAATGATTGAATCTATGGCTAAATCATCAATGTAATCTTCTATAAAGCACATTTTTAATTAAAAGAATAAACCGCTGCTAGTACAATACTAGATAGGTTATCCTTTTGTTCAAATACTTGCTCACTGGCTTTGTCTAATCTATACTCTAACTTTAGATTTAGATTCTCTTTAGCGTAATCTAAAGTAGTAGTAAAGTTTATAACATTTGCATCTGGGCCAATTGCTCCAACTCCGTCTCCAGTTTCAGCAAAGTATTCACCTCTCAAACCTGCGGTTAATTTACCAAAAGAATATTGAGGGTATAAAGCTGCTCCGTAGAAGCCGTTTCCATCAGTATCATTGTACGTTGAATTAACCCCTAGGTAAAACTTTTTCGACAAATTATAACCACCTGTCAAATCAATTTGAAATGTAGCTTCAGATGCGGGATCTTGCTTTCCAAACAAGAAGTTTAAATACGTACTCTTATATGCTAGTACAGCACCTAGCGTACTGAAATTAGACGGGTTGAAATCCGTTGCATCAGTTGCGTTTAAAACAGCTAACATGGCAGTAAAGTCATCAGACAAAGCGATGTCTGCTTTTAAACCACTATGAGAAAAAGGGCCATAAGAAAACATGTAAGAAGTTGAGTAATTAAAGTTTCCCGAAGGGCTAATCACTTCATACCCAAGAAAGGTGTTAAAGTTACCCATTGTTAAGGTCATCCTATTACTAACATCCCAATAAACATAAAGCTGATTAATGATGTTAGAACTCCCGGTAGATAAGAAAACAGCATCTTCTCCTCTAGGCCCAAAAACTAGGTCTGCCACAACACCTGTGTTCTTTGTATCGTAAGAACTAATAAGGTTGAACATACCCAAACTGAAACCATTTAAGTTAGCAAACGATGTAGCTGGTGCTAAATCTGTTTTGGCTGTACTAAGGTTTCTTCTGTAGTAAACGTCTACACTTCCTTCTAAAGAAAGGTTTGACTTTAAACTATCCTGACCGTAAGATAGTATTGTAGTAGCTAATAATATTAATGTAAATAGTTTTTTCATTTTGTGTAAAATTAAAGGGGGCATAACACCCCCTGGTTATTAATGTTCATTAAGACGAAAGTCAGAGTAAGCAGGCATGCCATGCTCAGAGCTGTCCAATCCTTCAAGCTCTTCTTTTTTACTAACTCTTAACCCCATAGTTTTCTTAATGGTGAATAGTATTATAAAAGAAGTAATCAGACAGAAAGCTCCAATTACAGAAACCCCTATAAGTTGTGTAAGGAATTGACTACCACTAGCTAATTCTCCAAAGATACCCACTGCAAGAGTACCCCAGATTCCGCATCCAAGGTGTACTGCGATGGCTCCTACTGGATCATCTAATTTAAGCTTGTCTAACAAGGCAACCGCAAGGACTACTATGATACCTCCAATAAGCCCAACTACAACAGATTCGTTTGGACTCATCTGATCGGCACCTGCAGTGATAGCGACTAATCCTCCCAAGATTCCATTAAGGAACATTGTTAAATCAAATGCTTTATCCTTAATTAAAGATGTAATAGCGGCACCAAAACCACCTGCAGCTGCTGCAAGACAAGTAGTAACTAAGGTTAGTGATGTTAACGCTGGGTCAGCACTTAATACGCTACCACCGTTAAATCCAAACCAACCAAGCCATAATATTAATACTCCTGCCGTAGCAAAAGGAATATTATGACCTAAAATAGGGAAAGACTTTCCGTTTATTTTAAGATACTTTCCAATCCTTGGGCCTAACAGCCATACAGCCACTAATGCTGCCCATCCGCCAACAGAGTGAACTAATGTACTTCCTGCAAAGTCGTAGAATCCTAGGCCATCTAGCCATCCTCCTCCCCACTTCCAGCTACCTACTATAGGGTATACAAGCCCTACATAGATTAGACTGAATAGCATGAAGCTTGTTAGCTTGATACGCTCTGCCACAGCCCCACTTACAATAGTTGCTGCTGTTGCGGCAAACATACCCTGGAACAAGAAATCTGTCCACCAAGTATAACCTCCTGAAGCGTACTCGGCAGTCATACCATTTTCTGGTGAAGCTATCCCAAAACCAGCGAATTTAATAATCCCCATGCTACCCTCTTCAAACCCAGGGTACATGAGATTAAATCCTCCTATGTAGTAGACTAAAAGTCCCATACAAATAATGAAGATATTTTTGAATAGGATGTTGATGGTATTTTTTTGTCTTGTCAGTCCTATCTCCAACAAGCTAAATCCTAAGTGCATAAAGAACACCAAACCTGTACAGACCATCATCCACAGGTTATTTACTGTTAACATTTCCATTTCTTCTTTCAATTAAGTGTTTGATTTCCTCTTTCTTTTGTTCGGATTCGATATGCTTCTTGCACATCGCTGACAAAGATTTTGCCGTCTCCGACTTCGCCTGTGTAGGCAGAATCAAGAATAGCGTTAATTGTCCTTTCTAAAAACTCGTCACTAACGACGATTGAAAGATACCTCCTCTGAATTTCAGAAGTAGAATATGGAATACCTCGATACTTCCTATCGAGCTGCTCGTTACCAACTCCTGTACAATCCCAGTAACTAAAAAAAGTTACCTTAACTGCCAATAGAGCTGATTTCACCTCATCAAATTGAGCTTTTCTGATGATACAATCCACCTTTTTCATAAGCGATCTATTTATTGGTTAAAAATTAAAAATGCAAAGTTAAACTATATTATAGGTTTACGTCTAGTTTGACATACCCTTTTGGAAAGAATTTCATCTTATCTTCATCCCATTCGGTGTCATGGTATTCAAAACAAAATTTTGGCCCAAAACATTTAAAAGCCTTTTCTCTGCCCTCGGTACTGTCTTTTGCTTCAAATACTGCCACAGTATCTTTGTCTAATGTTTTTCCGTTTACGGAGTGAGCGTGATCTCCTCCAAATGTTACGTATGTTTTTGCCATTTATTTACAGTTTTAAAAACTCTCCAAGTCCTCCAAGTGGAATGATAGTAGTGTAATCCTACGACACAGTACCATCTAACTTCAAAACTAACACTCTTGGAAGTGTTGTGATATAACAATCTGATTGTTATTCTTTTTCAACTGGAGTGATTACCAATACTCACTTGCTTATCCATTAGCCTGGAGAGTTATATTTTAATTAAGTTATTTTGATTTTATTTTCTTAACAAATTGATTTAATTTAGCCTCCCATTTCTTAGGAAATTTTTGTCCTCCATTAACGGCTTTTAGTAACGATGTTTCAGGTAGCCCAGCAGCCTTTTCAATACCAGCAATGCTTAGTAGTTCTTTGTTTTCTTTAATCCAAACAATGTCTTTGTTGCGTTCAGAGTTTTTAAAGTTTTCGATAGCTTTAACTAAATACAAATGGCTAATACTTCCAATTGAAATGTTTTCTTTCACAAAATCTATAACTGTTTCATCTGTCCACCTAAATGTATGAACTGATTTTCTTTTTTTTACTTCTCTGTCCATTACTAAAATGTTTTTAATTCTTGAACGAATTTATTCACGGAAGCTAGCCAGTTTTCAGGTAGTTCTCTAACACCACTCAGTGCTTTTTGCAAAGTACTTTTAGGCATGTGTAATTCCTTCTCAATCATATTCACATTAAGAAAGGGCTTGTTTTTTTTAAGCCAATTTATTGATCTGTCTTTCATTTTATTTTGTCGTTAATAAATTTTCTCCTTCTTTTACTCGTAATTGTTATCGTCATAAATTATTCTTCCATCAATTTTGATAGCATGATACAATAGTGCTTCTTGAACTTCTCCAATAAAAGCTTGAAATGTTTCTTTTGAATGTCCATGCTCTTCCAGATATTCTTCTAATAATTCTTCCATAAATATTTAGTTTTTAAGGTTATACTTTTAATGTTTAAAAATGAACAGGGGCTAGCTATTTCCTTATTCGACTTATTGGGAGTGAATATGCAATAGTTCCTACGCTAAAAGCATTGAAAGTAAAATAGCTTGTAAAGTTCTGCCCCTGTTCTATCAAAGAACGATCTTTGTTAAAAAGGCACTTCTGGTCTGCTTTTTCTAAAAACATCATCATTGAGCCAATCATCCTCAAAAGATGTTTGTTCAGGTTCCTTGTCAATCCAAGACCCATTTAATTGCAGTGTTTTCTGCCCATCTTTACTGCATGGATAAAATCTACTACAATTTGAGATGTATTTAAAATCTGTCATACCTTCTTCACCTAAGTGTTTCCATTTTATTTTTTGTATATATACTGTAGTGATATTTAACACCCTATTCCGATATATAGCAATACCTACGTCTGTCATGTCGTACCAAGATTTTGACCCAGAGATATCGTATAAAGTCGGCACCTCGTACTGTCCATTGTCCAGGCTGTTTTTGTCTTTTACTTTGTCCATTTTTCTTGGGTGTGCTACTAAGAAAACTGCAACATCAAAGTTTTGTTTGAACATTGTAATCTTGTTAAGTGCCTTTTCGATGTACTGTGTTTCGGAACCATACTTTCCATATTGATGGTTAATCTTATTCCATGGATCAATTGTAAAGCCCTTTATTCCGTGTCTTAAAACCAGCTGTTTGCCAAGATCGATTAACTCATCAAGCATTATTGACCCGGATTTTGGTTTGATAAAAAAGAAATGTTTCTCAATAAAATCTAATGCTGACTCAAGTTCCATTTCGTTCATTCTTAATCCTTTCCCGTGAAAGAAGGCTTTGCCTACAATTATTTCCGCATACCTATAGGCTAAAAACTGTATTGGTAAATGCTCTGGAGAGTATATTCCAAACTTCCAACCACAATTTACAGCAAGTAAAGTCTCTACCTGGTTAACCATGGATGACTTACCATGAGTAGGTATACCTGTCCAGGTGTAAACTAAGCCTGTTTTCCAGGAAACTAAATCATCAAGACCTAGTTCATCATCGTATGTTGACTCCAAGCCAATAACATCTCCCTTCGCTACACCATTTCTAAACAAGTCTAAAGTTCCTTTTCTAATTTCAGTCATAGGAACAATACCTTTTATAGGGTAAAATTCAGCGTCTGTTATAAGCTTAAGCACCCCTTCTTCTCCGTGTTTTAAAAGAACCTCATTAGCATCCTTACATCCATCAGGGTATTTAACAATCTTACATCTCTCTCTGCCTAATCTTCTTGATAATTCTTTTCCTAATCTAGTCCCTGGCTCATCACCGTCAGTGGCTATATATATTTCTTTAGGTATGCCGTTTTCGAAAAATGATGCACAGTTATCTAGGTATTGAAGATTGTTGTTGCCTTTACTGGCACCGTTAGGAACAGAGATAGCGTATCGAATTCCTGCTTCAAAAAAAGCCAACACATCCATTTCACCTTCACATATTACAACCTGATTGTCCTGGATGTTATCTATATTGTAGAATATCAATTCAGCACCAGACTCCATCTTAAACATCTTGTCCGCTGTCCTGTATTTTTTGTTTACTATTTGCCCGTTCCTGAAATAGTTAAATATTATACACGTTACTTCCTTTTGTTTCTGAGGCATATAAACCTTTTCACAAGTAACTTTGTTAGCCATAAGTGTTGAAGGTGATATCCCTCTTTTCTGAAACTCCATTACAACATTATCAGGCAAGTCTGTAGGGTTGTACTTGGGTAATATGTACTCTTTATAAGGCTTCTTGTATTTATTTTTTTGTTGTACAGATCCATTCCATCCGCAATGATGGCAATTGTATATACCTTCATCTATATTTACAGACAAGCATGGCTCTTTTTGATTCTTAGGCTTTCTAGTATGAGAACATTTAGGACATATTGTTTTTTCTTGCCCTGAAGTTCTTTTTAAATTGATTCCTAGTTGATATAAGTCTTGTATCATGTTACATTACCATTTTTCTATCTGTTTTTAAATCTATTTCCCCTGGGTTTGGGAAGTCTCGTCTTAAACATCCTCTGAAAAACGACCTATAATCTTTGTACTTTTTTCCTTTAGAGTTTAAGTAGTCAATTAATTCGTCTCTTTTGTTTTTTAGTTGTGTTCGTGTTATATGTTTAAAGTTTTCAGATTCCAGAAGTTGATTGCAAAACAGATTAAAGTAGTCAGGATTATGTAAAACTTGTATTGATTTAACTTTTGCAGGATCAATTTCTTTTTGTATTTCTGGAAAGATTGTATCCTCCTGTGATTCTTTTTTGTCTTTACTCTTCTGCCATCTAGCGGCAGCTGCGTTCTTACCTCTTTCTCTTGCCATGTCGTGTTTTGTCATTCTTTCGATTAGTGATGTTGACCAGAAATTTTTCCCGTCAGATTTAAAAAGTTCAAATTCATTTATACAGTCATCTACAAATTCTTTGCATTTTTCAGTACTGCAGTTTGGTAGGGATAGGGCCAAAGAAGGGAAGTCATATTTCTTTTGTGTGGAAATCTTATATCCCTTCTGTTGAGCCATAACCTCAACAATAATCCAGTACCAACCGTAACCTTCTGCTCCCCAAATGCTCATTAATGCTTTTATTTTTGAGTCTTCGTGAGCATTCATATCGTGGCTAAACCAGTACGTTTTGCTCTTGTTCATTATTGGTAGTTGTGATTATTGTTATGATTTAGGTATTGTTGCACGAGGCGAACTTGCACCGTGTTTCTTGATAACACTTCCTGGAATTATTTCTCCTGTGTCATCGTCTAGAACACCACCTGTACCATGGGCTTTTTTCATTATTGATTCAATTTCTTTCAATTTAAGAGTCTCTTCATCAACAATTTTCTTTTGAGAAACCCATCCATCGTAATGATCGAAACTATGTGTGTCAGCTGAATTTGACACAGCAAGCTTAATACCGTTGTACTCGGTACCTCCTTTGCCATGTTTTTCTATTTCATCTTTTACATGGGGTGTCAATTCCTTTTTCGCCACGGTAGCGTACTCAAGTATAGCACAAACCCTAGTATAAGTATCCAGCACATCATCCTCACCACTGTTTAGTATTGATTCAATATATGTCTGGGCTTGTACCTTAAGACCTTCCTTTGTAAAATTCAGCTTTGGCGGCAGTATTTCGTTTCTAACTTGCTCTTTCTCGTTTGGTACGTCATCAAATATCACGTCATCTTTACTCATAATCCTTGCTTTTTAAGTGCAGAATACCTGCTGTTAACCATTTGTTTTAATTCAACTTCAGTTTCTTCTCCTAATTCTAAAAACTTAATGTCAAGTTGTAAAGCTCCAGACTCTTCTTTTATCGCATCAGAGGAGACAAAAGAGTTTATCTTATTGACCACCTTGTTATAAGATTTCTCTC